ATTAGCAGCTAATTCTGTTTATGCTAATGCTTTACAAGCAAACTCAGTTACAGCAGCAACAATAGCAGCCAATTCTATAACTGCTGTACAATTAGCAGCTAATTCTGTTTATGCTAATGCTTTACAATCTAATTCTGTAACTACCGATTCTTTAGCAGCAAATGCTATAACATCTAAACATATTACTGCGAATACTATAACTGCATCCATGATTGATAGTAGAGGATTAAGTATAAGAGATGCAACAGGAAATCTATTACTTGGCGCGGGGTCTGGATCTTCAGTAATATTATCCAATGCTATTGTAGTTTCTGATAATACTGGAACTTTGCGAACACTTGCTAACGTAGTTACACAATCGAATTCTAGTGCAATACAATTTATAGGCAATTTTGCTAGCAATGCAGCTGCAGATGCAGCATACGGCGGTAGTGCGCCTATTAATTCTGTATATAAGAATACCACTGATAATATTACTTATATAAAACAAAATAATGGTACTTGGACACAATTTTTATCAAATGGTGCTACAGGGTCGTCGTCATTTACCGCAGCAATATACCAACAAAGTGCCACAGCTCCTAGTGCGCCATCGGGTGGCTCTTATAATTTTAGTACAAATACTTTAACTCCCCCAGCTGGTTGGTCAATATCCCCTCCAGCTACAACCACCACCCCAACCTACGTTGCAACTTACACTTTTGTGGGCACAGGAACAGTGACAGGGGGTACTTACAATACACCTATTGTTTTTGCGGAACAAAGATCTGACGGCAAAACATATTTTTTAGGTGTAGTATATCTTCAACAGTCTGCCGCACCGAGTACTCCTACAGCAGGTACCGGATCATTTAATTTTAGTACAAATACTTTAACTGCTCCGGCTGGTTGGTCAATATCCCAGCCTTCGGCAGCAACAACACCCACGTGGTTTTCGTTTTTTCAGTTTTTTACCACAAATATAAATTCTACTGTGACGGCAGGCACTTGGTCAGCTCCCGCAAAACTTACTCAGTTGGGCGCCGATGGTGCAGCTGGTGCAAGGGGAAATTATAAAATAGCAAAGGCAGTGTCTTCTTCTACTTGGTCAGATGCTGCAGCAGATACTGCTATTACAGAATTAGGGCTAACGAAGGTAATTAGAGATGAAGTAACATTATTTAATACTTCTACTAATTTTTCTGATACTAGATTTTGGACTGGTTCAGCTTGGTCGACAGTGTCAGCTTACATTAATGGAGGTTTAGTTGTAAATGGCACAATTTCAGCCAATCAATTAGCAGCAGATTCAGTGAATGCGTCAAAAATACAAGCAGGTGCTATTACTACGGATAAAATGACGGCCGGATCTATAAATGGAGATAGAATTTGCGCTGGAACACTTACTGCTGACAAAATAACTTCAGGAACTGCATGTACAGCAGATGGAAGTTTTGCATTGGGTACTGGCGCTTCTATTTGTATAGGCGGATGCAATTTTCCAGCCCAAGCTACTTTTACAAATAGTAATAATAATAAATTTACTGGCGCATTTGATTCATCTGCGTGCGCGTTCACACTTGTTGCTGCAAATAGATCAGGCGCTACTGCATCAGGTGTGCCTTTTGCTTATGGTAAATCTTTGGGTTCAAGTTATAATGGATTATGGAAATCATTAGGAATATTTGGTGATTGTTCTGTAGGAATTACTGCAGTACAATATAATAGTTCAGGAAGTGGACTTACATGTTTTATCGGTGCACAAGGAACAGAAACAAATACATTTATGTATGGTGCATACGGTGCTGCATTAAATACATCTTCTTTTGCAAGATCGTATGGTTATTCAGGTTTATTTGATGGGACTAATTCATATGGAGGAAGATTCGCTACTCAAATATCTAATGGCATATATAATGTTCTAACAGATATCTCTCTTTGTAGTTCTGCCTGCAGAGAAGGATTAAGATCAACTGTTAGATGGCCATCGTCAACAACTAAATTGGCTGAGGCAGTTTTAGCCGTGGATACAGGAACCACGGGATTAGGTAGATACGGAGCAGGAATAGCTCATTATAATTCTTCAGGTGGTGCTTGTTCGGGAGTATTCATAGCAACAGCTGGCGGGCACTCCATTTATACGTTAGCAGGTACTTTGGGCCCCTTTACAGCATCACATGATGCTTATTTAGGATTAGATATAGAACCCGAACCAGGCGATATCATGGTTGATATAGAAGTAGTGGCTAAAAAATCCATAAGTGATACATTAACGAAGGTTGCTTTATCCTCTTCGCCCAATCAAAAATCTGTAATTGGTGTTTATACTCATACTATAGATCAAAGTAATCCAAATACGATTCCTGCAGCAGTGACAGTGTATACTATACAAGAAATTGAAGCAGTAACTGCAGAAAGAATAGACATGATTACAGGCGAAACTATTACTGAGACAATAATACCAGCTTCAACTAATTCTATTCCTACTCTAGATCCCAATATCGCAGAAATACATTTAAATAGTAAGTATATCAATATTAATTCAATAGGTGAAGGGCAATTAAATGTCTGCGGAGAAAATGGTAATATAGAAATAGGCGATTTAATTACCACATCCTCTATTCCCGGAAAAGGAATGAAACAATCCGACGACATCATTAGAAACTACACAGTGGGCAAGGCCAGAGAGGCAGTTATCTTTTCCTCACCCGAACAAGTCAAACAAATAGCAGTAATCTATTATTGCGGTTAAAATGGCAGCAACAAAAAATTTAGCTATCGATCAGGGAACTACATTTTCAGATTTTATACTTTATAAAGATAAAACTAAAAATGTAATAGATATAACTGGGCTTACTCCAAGAGCCAGTATGAGAAGATCATATTATAGCGCAAATGCTATTACCTTTACTACTATTATTAATAGTAATAGTGGCGGAAATGTAAATATATCCTTATCTGCTTTTCAAACTGCTAATCTCAAAATAGGTAGATATGTTTATGATGTAGAGTTATTTAATACTAATGTAGTATATAGAATACAAGAAGGCATTATAACAGTATTTCCAGAGGTAACAAAATAATGGCCAAAGTAACTACCAGAGAAGGGCTTAAAGATTATTGCTTAAGAGCTCTAGGGCATCCAGTAATTGAAATAAACGTAGATGACGATCAAGTCGAAGATCGTATCGATGAATCATTTCAATTCTATAGAGAATATCATTATGATGCCGTTGAATTAGTATATCTTAAGCATCAATTTACTGCTGAAGATATTACAAATCAGTATATAAGCACCAGTGATTTAATCGTAGGTGTAAATAGAATTCTTCCTTTAACTAACAGAACTAGGGGAATGAATATATTTGATATTAGATATCAAATACTTATAAATGATTTGTATAGTCTTATGTCTACTGATCTAATTTATTATACTCAAGTTAAAATGGAACTTGAACTTATAAATCAATTATTAGTGGGCACTAAACCTGTTAGATTTAATAGACATATTAATCGTTTATACATAGATTGGGATTGGGAAGCAGATATAGCAGCGGAAGATTATGCAATTGTTGAATGCTATAGAATACTTGATCCAAATACGTATACTGATGTGTATGATGACTATTTTCTAAAAAAGTATACCACAGCATTAATTAAAAGACAATGGGGAGTAAATCTTAAGAAGTTTTCCGGATTACAACTTCCTGGCGGAGTTATGCTTAATGGAGATACAATTTATCAAGAAGCAATAGGAGAAATAAAGGCTATTGAGGATGAAATGCAATCTAGATTTGAATTGCCAGTAGATATGTTTGTGGGCTAATTATCATTCAGGCTTATAGCAATAATAACATCTGGTCTATAGAAAGTCAATAGAAAAGAATGACTACAGTTAATCCATATTTTCAATCTGGCATCCCAATGGGACGCAGATCTGAGCAGCTTTTGATTGAAGATTTAATAATCGAAAGTATGAAAATTTATGGTTTTGAAACTTATTATATACCTAGAAAAACGGTTAACGAAGATATTATTTTGGGTGAGGATCCACTGCAAAAATTTGACTATGCCTACCCCATAGAAATGTATTTGGAAAATGTTATGGGGTTTGAAGGTGATGGTGAGTTATTAACTAAGTTTGGTTTAGAGTTAAGAGACACTGCGAGATTTGTTGTAGCTAGAAGAAGATGGGCTGAAGTCGCTGGCAGATTTGGTAATACTTTAATTGAAACAAGACCTGCTGAAGGCGATCTTATTTATTTTCCTTTAACTAAATCTTTTTTTGAAATACGTAAAGTAAGTGGACAGGATCCTTTTTTTCAGTTAGGTAAACTCTACGTATTTAAAATGGATTGTGAAATATTTCAATTTTCTGAAGAAAGATTTGATACCGGGATTGAAGAAATTGATGAATTACTTGATGATAAAAGACTTGATCTTGAGTTATATAAATTCCTTAAAGAAGATGGTAGTGAATTATTATTGGAATACTATTCAGAATCTTCATTAATGTTGGAAGATTATTCAACCGTAGTAAAAGATAAAGCAGCAGACAATGATGATTTTGATGCAAATATCAACGATATTTTAGATTTTACTGAAAGAAATCCCTTCGGCGAGATATACAGATAATGTTAGATCAAAAATTTTATTGGGGGACTATTAGAAAATCTATTGTTGCTTTTGGTAATATGTTTAATAATATTACCATAGATAGATTGGATGAAAATGGAAATATAGTTCAAACTATAAGAGTACCTTTATCTTATGCCCCAAAACAAAAGTTTATTCAAAGAATAACACAGCAACCAAATATAGATGATCAAAATATAGAAGTGTATTTGCCTAGAATGTCTTTTGAAATGATGGGGCTACGATATGATCCTAATAGAAAAATTAGTCCAATTCAACAAAATCGTGCTATAAATTCTTCTACCACTGCTTTAGCTCAATATGCACCAACGCCTTACAATATAGAAATAAGTTTATATGTATATTCTAAAAATCAAGATGATGGATTGCAAATAGTAGAACAAATATTACCATATTTTAATCCAGATTATAACTTAACATTAAAAGCAATATCCACTTTAAATATAAAAAACGATCTTCCAATTTTACTTGAGAATATCATATATGATGATCAATATGAGGGAGATTTGAGACAAAGAAGATCTATTATTTGGACATTTAATTTTTTGATGAAATTAAATTTTTATGGTCCTATAAACAAACAAGGGGTAATCAAACGAGTAATAGCCGATACATTTACAGATAAAGCTCTTACTCAGAAACAACAAACTTATACGGTACAAGTTGATCCATTATCAGCAACACCTGAGGATGATTTTAATTTTAACGAATCTTTTGAAGATTTCTAATGAGTAGTATTCCTGAATTAAATAAATTATTTAACATTGAAAAAACTAAAAGCGATGAAATGCCTTTAGTTTTGCCTTCAACTAAAATTGAAATGGATAAAGAAGATGACTATCAATTGGCTAGAAATACTTTGCGTAAATTAATTTTTAAGGGCGAAGATACCCTAGATGAAATGATAAATTTGGCTAAAAATTCTGAACATCCAAGAACATATGAAGTTGCTGGCCAATTAATAAAAACTATGTCTGATGTAGCAAAAGATCTTATGGTTTTACAAAAGCAAGTAAAAGAATTATCTGTAGATAATGATAAACCTTCTATAGGTACTCAAAATAATGTAGTTTTTGCAGGATCTACCGCAGAATTAATGAAACTACTTAAAAAAAATAATGAATAAACGAATAGCTTATAATGGTAACCCTAATCTTAAACAGATAGGAACAGTTATCAACTATTCCCCAGAACAAGTACAGGAAATAATAAAGTGTTCTCAAAATCCTATATACTTTATTGAAACTTATTGTATGATTGTTTCATTAGATAATGGCCTTGTGCATTTTAAACTTTATGATTGTCAAAAAGAAAAAGTGGAAGTAATACTAAATAATCGTAAAGTTATACTTATGGAAGGCAGACAACAAGGAAAAACTATTACTGCTGCTGCTTGTATTCTTTGGTATACCTTATTTCAAGAATCAAAAACTGTTGCAATATTGGCTAATAAATCCTCAGCTGCAAGAGAGGTACTGCATAGATATCAGGTAATGTATGAAGCTTTGCCTTTATGGATGCAACAAGGTGTAAAGACTTTTAATAAAGGTGATATAGAATTAGAAAACGGGTCAAGAATTTTTACTGCTGCAACTAGTATGTCTGGTATTCGAGGTAAATCTGTGAATTGGTTATATATTGACGAAGCAGCAATTATTCCTAACAATGTTGCTGAAGAATTTTTCACTTCAGTTTATCCAACGATCTCTGCAGGTGAAACTACAAAAATTCTTCTTACTTCCACTCCCTTTGGTTATAATCATTTTTGGAAATTTTGGAATGACGCCGAACAAAATATAAATGGATTTAAATCTTTATTTGTACCTTATTGGAAAATACCAGGCAGAACAGAGGAATGGGCTAACCAACAAAAAGCATTATTGGGTGAACTAAAATTTAATCAAGAAGTACTATGTAAATTTTTGGGATCATCAAATACACTAATTTCTCCAGATGCTATTTCAAGAATGTCACCGTTGCCCTATATCTTTGAAAATGAAGGATTAGATGTTATTGAGGAACCAATTATTGGGTTATTTAATGATAAAGGCGAAATAGTAAGAAAACCGCATACTTATGTTATTTCTGCTGATACATCTAGAGGAGTGGGTGGCGATTATTCTGCATTTACTGTTATAGATGTGACAGAATATCCATTTAGAATAGTTGCCAAATATAGAAATAATAAAATAAGTCCCATTTTATATGCAACAATACTATATAAAGTTGCAAGAGACTATAATGATGCTTTTTGTTTAGTAGAAACTAATGATATAGGACAACAAGTAGTTGATTCTTTATATACTGATTTAGAATATGAAAATATTTTTGCAACAGCTAGTGGTAAATCTAGGCAGTTTTTGTCAGGAGGATTTGGCACTGGTACAACTCTAGGATTAAGGACAACTACACAAGTTAAAAGACTTGGCTGTTCTTTGTTTAAAAATTTAGTAGAAAATCAAAAGTTGATAATAACCGATAAAGACATTATATCTGAGATTTCCACGTTTACTGAACAGAGGGGGTCTTTCAAAGCTGATGAAGGATATCATGATGATTTAGTAATGTCATTAATTATATTTTCTTGGGCAACTAATGAATTATATTTTAAGGAATTAACTAATTCTAATCTTAGATTAGCTTTGTATGAGCAACAGACTAAACAAATTGAGGAAAATCTTACTCCGTTTGGTATAGTTAATACAGGTATTCCTGAAGAAGTAAGGCCAGAAAAAATAAATGATGATATTTGGTTTAATCTGAATCCAACCGAAGCGATGGAAAAGATGCGAAGAAAAATGCTTGAAAATGTCTAAAAGCCATTATTTATAAATAATTAGTAATCAAATTGTCATGACGACTTCCAAAAATCTTTAGGAGATTAAGATGGCATTTCAGCTTTCACCGGGTGTTTTAGTAACTGAAAGAGATGACACACTTAGTGTTCCAAGCGTTTCCACAACTGCCGGTGGATTTGTAGGGAATTTCCAATGGGGTCCTGTTGATCAGGTAACTCAAATAGATTCAGAAAAAACACTAGTTTCGGTTTTTGGTAAACCAACCACAAATACGTATATTTCTTTTTTTACTGCTGCTAATTTTTTATCTTATGGTAATAATTTAAAAGTAATAAGAGCAATAAATGGTAGTAGTAAAAACGCAGCATCAAATTCAGCAGTCCTAGTAAGAAATGATGATCATTATGATACAGTTTCCTTTACTAATGCAGGTGAATGGGTAGCAAGATATCCGGGAGTACTTGGTAATTCTATAAAAGTATCTATGGCAGATGCTAATACTTTTGTTGCGTGGGCATACAAAACTCAGTTTAGTTCAACATCGCCCAATACATCTAGTTATACAAACATTTTAGGCGGCAAGTATGATGAATTACATATTATAGTATTAGATTCAAATGGTACTTGGACTGGTGCGGCCGATACTGTTTTAGAAAAATTTTCATTTTTATCTAAAGCATCTGATGCTAAAGCATTGGATGGATCTTCAAATTATTACAAAACAGTCATTAATAATACATCTAATTATATAAGATGGGCTAATCATACAGCCAACACAAATAATTGGGGAAATGTTTCTGCAGGTACTACATTTGCCAATTTAGCAACTAATATTACTATGACATTAAATGGGGGATCTGATTTTTCATCCAATATTGCTGCTATTTTAAATGGATATACAGTTTTATCTAATGATGAATTGTATGATGTAAATTTAATACCAACTGGAGATCTTGATGCAGCCAATATTTCATTTGTAATTAATAATGTTGCAGAAGTAAGAAAAGATTGTATGGTTTTTTCGTCTCCTGGTTTTGTAGATACTGTTAATAATACCACAGCTGTCACCAATGTAGTAAATTTTAGAAATAGTCTACCAAGTTCATCTTATGCAGTTTTGGATTCTGGTTACAAATATCAGTATGATAGATATAATGATGTCTATCGTTGGATACCATTAAACGGAGATATAGCAGGATTAACTGCAAGATCAGATTTTGTTGCTGATCCTTGGTTTTCCCCTGCAGGATTTAATAGAGGGCAAATAAAGAATGTTGTAAAACTAGCATATTCGCCCTCTAAATCTGACAGAGATACCTTATATAGAGCAGGTGTAAATCCTGTAGTAACTTTTCCTGGACAAGGAACTGTATTATTTGGCGACAAAACTTTATTAGCAAGACCAAGCGCTTTTGATAGAATTAACGTCCGTAGATTGTTTATTGTGTTGGAAAAAGCAATAGCAACAGCAGCTAAATTTCAATTGTTCGAATTTAATGATGCTTTTACTAGAGCACAATTCAGAAATCTAGTTGAACCTTATTTAAGAGATGTACAAGGTCGCCGAGGTATTACTGACTTTAGAGTAGTTTGTGATGAAACTAACAATACGGGTGAGGTAATAGATCGAAACGAATTTGTAGCAGATATCTATATTAAACCTGCAAGATCAATTAATTTTGTTCAATTGAATTTTATTGCTACTAGATCAGGAATTTCTTTTGAAGAAATAGGCGCATAAATTAAGGGAGTAATGGATGACAACCGCATTTAATGTAGATAGATTTAAGTCTGCGCTTACTAATGGGGGCGCTAGACCAAATCAATTCGCAGTTCAGCTAAGTTTCCCTACGTATGTTACGGGGGCAGCTGCAGCAGTAGCTAGAGCTCCCTTTCTTGTTACAGCAGCAGAACTTCCCGGGCAAACAATGGGACTAGTAAATGTATTTTATAGAGGTAGAGATGTTAAACTTTCAGGTGATAGAACTTTTGCCGGATTTACTATAAATGTTATAAATGATTCTGATTTTTCTATTCGAAGTGCTATTGAGCAATGGATAAATGGAATGGATAATCTTATTAATAAAACTGGTAAATTGAATCCTGCAGAATACCAAAGAGATATGTTTGTTTATCAACTAGATAGAAATGGCAATGTTCTTAAACAGTATATACTTCAAGGGGCATTTCCAACAATTTTAAGTCCTGTTGGATTAAATTTTGGAGCCAACGATACTATTTCTGAATTTACAGTGACGTTTGAATATCAAACTTTTACAGTATCCGCAAATCCATTAAATTCTATAATTGATATTGCCACTACACCTTTTGGAACATAATAAAATATGGCACTTTCGTTATTTGGTTTTACAATTTCTCGTAATGAAGTAAACGATTTAGGAACAAAAGCTCAATCCTTTATAAATCCCGAATCTGAGGATGGAGCTGCAACAGTATCAGGTGCAGGGTATTATGGTACATACGTAGATTTAGATGCATCCTCTAAATCTGAGGCAGAGCTTATTACAAGATATAGAGAAGCAGCTTTGTATGCTGATGCTTCAACTGCAGTTGACGAAATAGTAACTGAGGCAATAGCTGCCACAGATAACGAAGATCCTGTAACAATTAATTTAGATAATTCAGACTTGCCTGAAAATATAAAAGATTCTATTAAAATAGAATTTCAAGAAGTACTTAGATTACTAAACTTTAATTATAAAGGTTATGATTGGTTTAGGCAATGGTATATTGATGGAAGAATATATTTTCAAAAAGTTATTGATATTACGAATCCAAAACGAGGTATTTTAGAATTAAGAAATATTGATCCTAGGAAAATAAGAAAAATTAGAAAAATAGATAAACAAAAGGATCAAAAAACAGGCGTAGATTTAATAAAGAAAATTGAGGAATTTTTTATCTACAATGATAAAGGTATAAATTATAATCCTCAATATTCTATGGCGTCTGTATCCAATCAAGTAATAAAATTATCTTTAGATTCTATTACTTTTGTACCTTCTGGATTAATGGATTTAGAAAAGAATGTAGTTTTAGGTTACATGCATAAAGCTGTGAAACCCATTAATCAACTTAAAATGATGGAAGATGCTCTAGTTATTTACAGAATTTCGAGAGCACCAGAAAGAAGAATATTTTATATAGATGTTGGCAATTTACCTAAAATAAAGGCCGAGCAATATCTTAAAGATGTGATGGCCAGATATAGAAATAAAATTGTGTATGATTCCAATACTGGTGAAATAAGAGATGATAGAAAATTTTTATCAATGCTTGAGGATTTTTGGCTTCCTCGTAGAGAGGGGGGCAGAGGAACAGAAATTACAACTTTGCCTGGCGGAGAAAATTTAGGACAAATTGAAGATATAAATTATTTTCAACAAAAGGTATATCAATCGTTAAATGTGCCAGTATCTAGAATGCAACCTCAAAATGGTTTTCAATTTGGTAGAGCCGAAGAAATTACTAGAGATGAATTAAAATTTGCTAAATTTGTTTCAAGATTACGTAAAAAATTTAATGAATTATTTTTAGATGTTTTAAAAACTAATTTGATTCTTAAAGGTGTTATCACTGATGCGGATTGGAATGTTATAAGTGAAAAACTTCAAGTAAAATATGCGCAGGATCAATATTTCTATGAAATGAAGGAAGCAGAAAATCTTCGTAATAGAATGGATATTTTAAATCAGGTAACACCCTTTGTTGGTACTTATTTTAGTAAATTATTTGTTATGAAAAATATATTAAAAATGAATGATGATGATATACGAAGAATTGAGGGAGAAATACAATCAGAAACATCCTCATCTCAAACAATAAATAATACTGCGACTCAACAATAGGAATATAATATGGAACAATCTGAAGTAATTAAACATATGGTAAATGATATTTTAACTGATAAAGCATCAGATGCTATGGAAAAATTTAATTCTTTAATGGCAGTAAAAATTAGTGATGCTTTAGATAATAAAAGACAAGATTTAGCTAGTAATCTTTATACAGGTAAACAGGAAACAGAATGAAAAACTTTTCTTTTTTAAGAGAAGAAGCTTTACTAGAAAAACTTAAAGCTTCTGATTCTACAAGCAAGTGGATAAGTGATTTTGTACATAGCGATAATCCTAAATTTGCTGGAAAAAGTAAAAAAGAAAGAATTCGTATGGCTTTAGGTGCCAAGTATGCTATTATGCGAAAGAATAATGAGGTATAGGAATGGCAATTACTAAATTTATAATAAAAAAAGTACGCCAACAAGCTATTGTAAAGTTTGTTGGTGATGGTACTGCTAACGTTGATTTAGTTGCTGATCTAAAGTTATCTGACGAAACTGTTACTGATGTTGCCAATACTGTAAGAGTAACTATTAATTCAGTAGTCTTTTCAAACAGTAACGCCTCCACACCTATTACTATTGCGAGAGATGCTAATACTGTAATGCAGTTATTTGGAAACGATAACTGGTCATTTTCCCAACAATTCGGTTTCGTAGATAATGAATCTGCAGGATCTAATATAAAAGTTACATTGCCAGTATCCTCTACTTTATATCTAGGATTAACAAAACAAGGATTTAAAGAAACTAATAACCAAGAACTTAAAGATTACCAGAAAAGATAAAATGAAACTAATTACTGAAGTCACCCAGGATTTAAATTATTTGACAGAAGAGTCAAATGGTAAAAAGAATGTCTTCATAGAAGGTATCTTTATGCAGGCAAATAAGCAAAATCGCAATGGAAGAATTTATCCAATGCCTGTAATGGAAAAAGAAGTACAAAGATATCAAGGCCTTATAGACCAAAAACGCTCACTTGGTGAACTTGGACATCCTTCTAATCCAACAATTAATCTTAACACAGTGTCACATTTGATAAGTGAATTAAAATTTGATGGTACTAACGTTATTGGTAAAGCTAAAATTTTAGAAACACCAATGGGCAAGATTGCTAAAAATTTTATAGAAGAAGGCGTAATGCTTGGTGTTTCATCTAGAGGTTTAGGTTCTTTAAAAGAAAAAAATGGTGTCATGGAAGTTCAAGATGATTTTCATTTAGCTACCGTAGATATAGTAGCTGATCCTTCTGCCCCCGAAGCTTTTGTTCAAGGTATAATGGAGAACGTAGATTGGATTTGCGAAAATGGCGTATGGAAATCTAGACAAATAGAAGAAACCAAAAAACAAATAAAAGAAACAAAACGAAAAGATTTAGATCGAGTAAAGATTGAAATCTTTGAAAAATTTGTTCATATGTTGTCTAGGCAACCATAATTATAAATAATTGAGTAAATTTCCATTTAGGAGACAATAAATGTCAGTAGAAAGTAAAATCAAAGAATTGCTTGAGCGTGTAGAAGCTAAAGCAACTTTTAACGAAACTGATAAAATGGGCGCAGATACCGTTAAAAAGGATTCGACCTTGAGTCCTGCTAATCCAGGGGATGTTTCTCAGCCAATGCAGGGTTCGTCAGAGAAGGCTTCATTTGAAACAAGAGAAGGCGAAAAAGATGAAAATCAAGTAGCACAAGTAACTGCTACTACTCCTAAAGCTACTCCGCCCCAAGGCAAGGGCCCAGGCCAAGCGACAAATTTTAATACAGTTAAAGATTTGACTGCATCAGCTACTGGCAAAAATCCAACAGGTAACCAATCTATGATGGAAGAAGAAGAAGATTCCGATGATGTAGAAATTGAATCTATAGATTTATCCCCAATTTTTGGTGAAGATCTTTCTGAAGAATTTAAATCTAAAGCTACTGCAATTTTTGAGGCTGCAGTTATTGCCCGAGTAAATCATGAGATGGAAAGGATTGCCGAACAATTAGAATCTAAATATGAAGAAGATTTTGCTGAACTAAGAGAAGGTATGGTTGATAAAATTGATTCATATCTTAACTATGTTGTTGAACAATGGATGGAAAGTAATGAATTGGCTATAGAATCTGGTCTTCGCACAGAGATAGCTGAAGATTTTATTAGTGGACTTAAAAATTTATTTAAAGAACATTACGTAGATGTTCCTGAAGAGAAATATGATGTTATTGGTGAGTTACAAGCTAAAGCCGAAGATTTAGAACAAAAACTTGATGAAGCTATTAATACCAATGTAGAATTGAGTTCTGAGCTTATTAAGTTAACTCGAAAATCTATTTTAGAAGATTTGTCAAAAGATTTGGCTGATACAGAAACAGCTAAATTGCATAAGTTAGTAGAAGGCATTGCCTTTGATGATGTAGACATTTATAGCGAAAAAGTCCGCGTGATCAAGGAAAATTATTTTCCAAAAAGCAAAGCTACAATAACTGAAGCTACAACAAGTCAGACTTTAGTTGAAGATACATCAGATGTAACAGAGAATACTTTAGTTGAATCGACAGGTATAGTCGCAGCTTATGCGCAAGCACTTTCAAGAACAATTAAACGTGCTTAACAACAAAATAAAAAAAGGTTCGTAAGGAGAACAAAATGTTTTTATCCGAAAATTTACAACAAAAGTGGTCAGCAATTCTGGATCATCCGGAGCTTCCACAAATTAAAGATTCCTATAAAAGAGCAGTCACATCTGTTCTTTTAGAGAATCAAGAAAGAGCTTTACGCGAAGAACGTCAAGCTCTTTTTGAGACACCCACTAATAATATTGCTCAGGATACTGCAGCAATACAAAAATATGATCCAATTATGATTGGTTTAGTTCGCCGTGCTATGCCTAATTTAATGGCATATGATATTTGCGGCGTTCAGCCAATGACAGGCCCAACAGGCTTGATCTTTGCTATGCGATCAATGTATGGTGGTTCAGGTGACACTCGTTCCAATACGACTACTCGTGTTGAAGCTTTGTACAATGAAGCAAATACAAGTTTTTCTGGTGCAACAGGCCATACTGGATCAATCGCCAATATTTTAGGCGGATATGCTACAGGATCTGCAAATACTTTAGCTGCAGTTGAAGCGGCACAAGATTTTGCTGAAATGTCTTTTGCGATAGATAAAACAACAGTTACTGCTAAATCACGTGCATTAAAGGCTGAGTATACTGTTGAACTGGCACAAGACTTGAAGGCAATCCATGGACTAGATGCTGAAGCAGAACTTTCAAATATTCTATCACAGGAATTTATGTTTGAAATTAATCGTGAAATCGTACGTTTAATCTATAAAGTATCTAAGCCAGGGTCACCAGCTACAGCAAGTGCTGGCACATTTGACCTAGACGTTGATTCAAATGGTCGTTGGTCTGTAGAACGTTTTAAAGGCCTTTTATTTAATATTGAACGTGATGCCAATCACATTGCTCAAGATACTCGTAGAGGAAAAGGTAACTTCATTGTATGTTCAGCAGACGTAGCATCTGCATTGGCAATGTCTGGTGTCTTAGACTATGCCCCTGCCCTAGCTTCAAATGCTAATCTAAACGTTGATGACACAGGCAACACTTTTGCTGGTGTTCTTAATGGGCGTTATCGTGTTTACATTGATCCTTATACAGGCAACTTGGGTGCAAGTAATCAGTTTTACCTTGTAGGATATAAAGGTGTAAGCCCATATGATGCAGGTATTTTCTACTGCCCTTATGTTCCATTACAAATGGTTCGTGCAATAGACCCCAATAGCTTCCAGCCAAAAATTGGCTTTAAGACTCGTTATGGTTTAATTGCAAATCCATATGTAGTAACTTCAACGGGCACTAATGATGCTGATACTTTCACCGCAGATCGTAATCAGTATTATCGTAAAACTCGTGTAGTGAATCTTATGTAATAATAACCGGCATAGATCGGGATTAGGGGGATTTTAAATCCCCCTTTTTTTCTTTATAAATATTATGGAGGGTATTTATGGCATATACATCAAATTTAAACATATTACAAGCATCATATACGTCTAATAGGCCTACTACCTATGATTTTCTTAGACCAAACGCTTTTAGATTTACTATAAAAGATTTGCCAAATACTTCCTATACCTGTCAATCTGCTAATCTTCCCGGTTTAGCATTGGGTTTTGCACAACAACCTACACCTTTTATAGATATACCAACGGTAGGAGACAAATTAGTATATGGCGATTTTACTATAAGATTTTTAATTTCCGAAGATATGTCTAATTATCTTGAATTATACACATGGTTAGTAGCTTTAGGATTTCCCCAAAGACATGCGCAGTTTTCAGAATTTGTTTTGAAAAAAATAAATAGATTTCCGTTTGTTGTTAATTCTATTGGCCAATCTACTGCTTTGGCATACTCGGATGGAATTTTAACTATTTTAGACTCGACAAACAATCCTAAAACTAATATAATATTCAAAGAGTTATTCCCAATATCTTTGGAAGCGTTAGATTTTGAAATTGCATCCCAGACAGTAGAATATTTCACAGCAATCGCAGCATTCAAATATAAATTATTTGAAGTAGAACAACTTTAATATTTTGGAGTTATAATGGCAATAAAATTGGATCCAACAAAAATCAAACCACCAACTTTAAAAACACAAGAAGATGTGACGACACCGCCACAATCAGGCAAATTAGAGATTCGTCTTGATGATCTTCGTAAGGAAAGAATCTTTGTAGCGACACCTTGCTATGGTGGTATGCTAAATGAAGCATATTTTCGATCGGTAATTAAACTACTAACTTTTTGTAATCAGCATCAAATTCCATTAGCATTTGGAACTATTGCTAATGAGTCATTAGTTACTAGAGCTCGTAATGTATTATTGGCATATTTTTTACAGAGTAATTTTACTCGTTTAATGTTTATAGATGCAGATATTGAATTTCAAGTAGAAGATGTACTAAAATTAGTTGCACATAATAAAGATGTAGCAGTTGGCGCATATCCCAAGAAAGGTGTTAATTGGGATCGTATCAGAGACTCGGTAAGAGGAGAACCGACAAAAGAATTCTCAGCAAATCAAGTAGCAGCATTCGGATCTGATTATGCTATTAATTTCAAATTTATTAATAGAGATGCAAAACAAATAGCTATAGAAAATGGATTAATTAGATTGCACGATGGAGCAACAGGTTTTATGATGATCAAGCGAGATGCTATCGATAAGATGATCAAAGCATATCCAGAGCTCAAATATAATAATGATTTAAATACACCTCCAGAACTTAGTGATTTCTTTTATGCTATGTTCGATACTATGATTGATCCTAAAGACAAACGATATCTATCTGAGGATTATACCTTTAGTCGTAGATGGCAAGATATAGGTGGAGATATTTGGTTAGATCCTACCATATCTTTAAACCATTATGGCACATTTAATTTTATGGGCAATCCTGCGCAGATTATACAAATACAATCTTAAACTATGAAATTAAGTGATCTTCAGGAAATGTGGGCTGAGGATTGCAAGATCGATGAAGCAAATCTTGGAAGAGAATCAGCTCGCACTCCGCTACTTCATGCCAAATATATTAACTATCTTTCTTCTACAAGACTTAATCTTAGAAAAGCAGAATCAGATTATTTAAATTGTAGAAGAAAGAAGTATCGTTATTATAGAGGAGAAATGTCGAAAAGCGAACTCGAGGAAGAGGGCTGGAATCAATGGCAAGGAACTAAACCTTTAAAAAATGAAATAGATGAGTTTCTTCAGGGAGATGCTGATTTACTTTCTTTACAAGATAAAGTAGAATACTTTAAAACTGTTTTATATCAATTGGAAGCAATTATTAGATCATTGAATAGTAGAACTTGGGACATAAAAAATACCATCGAATTTATGAAATTTACTAATGGATTAATGTGATGCCCGATATAACTATAAGAAAGAAAAATGAGGTTTATCTCCTCATTGATAGTGATCCCTCAATACTTCAAGAAATTTATGATTACTTTTCATTTGATGTTCCTGGGGCCAAATTTCATCCTTTGTATAGATCTAAAGTTTGGGACGGCAAAGTACATTTATTTTCAATGTTTACTAAAGAATTGTATGTTGGATTGTCAGATTATGTAAAAAAATTTGCAGAAGAAAGAGAATACATTGTTGATGAAACTAATTATAAAAAATCATATGACTATGTTACTTTAGAAGAAGTAAAAGCTTTTTGTGAATCCTTAAATATATCATCCAAAGGACAATCTATTCAAATACGAGAGTATCAAATAGATGCAGTCTATCAGGCAATTGTTAACGGAAGACGCTTATTACTATCGCCAACTGGTTCTGGAAAATCTCTTATTATTTACTGCTTAATACGTTGGCATGAAAAATATGGGAGACGACAACTTATACTTGTGCCTACAACAAGTCTTGTAGAACAGATGTACTCAGATTTCCAAGATTACTCAGGATTTAATGGTTGGAAAACATCTGAAAACTGTCATAGAATTTATGGTGGACATGAAAAGTCTAATTTATACAATGTTGTTATTAGTACTTGGCAGTCAATCTACAAACTTCCCAAGACATTTTTCTTCGAATTTCAAGTTATTTATGGCGATGAAGCCCATCTCTTTAAGGCAAAATCACTAACCAGCATACTTAATAAATGTACAACTGCAGCTTTTAGAATCGGAACAACCGGTACTTTAGATGGCACTAAAACTCATAGGTTGGTTCTCGAAGGATTATTTGGTTCTGTATATAAAGTTACTTCAACTAAAAAATTAATGACAGATAAAACTTTAGCAGATTTACAAATTTATAGTATTGTTTTGGAATATCCAGATGAGATTAGAAAAGCAGTAAAACATTTTGAATACCAGCAAGAAATGGATTTTATAGTATCATATAATGAAAGAAATAAATTTATAAGAAATCTTGCATTGGATCAAAAAGGTAATACTTTGGTATTGTTTCAGTACGTAGAAAAACATGGTAAGATTCTTCATGATATGATTTCAGATAAAGCACAAGATAGACAAGTATTTTTTGTGTATGGTGGCACTGATACAGAGCAACGAGAAATGATAAGACAACTAACGGAAAAAGAAAATAATGCTATTATAGTAGCCTCGGTCGGGACATTTTCTACAGGGATAAATATCAAAAAATTACATAATATTATTTTTGCCTCCCCGTCTAAATCTAGAATTAGAAATCTTCAATCTATTGGTAGGGGATTAAGAACAAGTGAAGAAAAAGATAAGTGTAATCTTTATGATATAGGTGATGATTTGTCTTGGAAATCAAAAAAGAATTATACTTTACTTCATATGATAGAAAGAATAAAGATTTATAATGATGAGCATTTTGATTACAAATTAATAAAGGTTCCTATCAAATGAAAGATAACTTAGTATTCCATTACAAACTACTAAAATTAATTAATGGCGAAAGTATAGTATGTTCTACCGATGATAACTGCGAAAATCTTAGAAGCAAATCTAGTATCCACGTTTGTGATCCTGTTTTAGTTATTCCTTTTAGAGTTCCTCGAGGTATGAATATTGCGGAAACATATATTATGACACCTTGGATTTCTATAAGTGAAGAAATAATATTTGAAATCCCAACAGAACAAATTATTGTAGCTGTGGATTTGAAACACAATTTTAAAGAAAATTATATAAGTTATGTTGAAGCACAAAATAAAACTGAAGATTTAGTACAACAAGATAAAGAAGTAATGCTAAAACATCTTCTTAATAGTTTGGGGAACAATAGTGATGAAGAAATCGAAGATAGTAGCGGGGACAAACCAATCCTTGTCCCAGGATCAAGATCAGTCCATTGAAATACCTCGTTCATCTCATTATGTAGATAACAAGAAATTTCTACAGGCATTAATAGATTATAAAGTTTTAGTAGATCGGGCCCTTGTAGAAGGGAACCCGCAACCACAGGTTCCAAACTATATAGGTGAATGTTTTATAAAGATTGCTACGCATTTATCTTATAAGTCTAATTTCATAAATTATACGTTTAAAGATGACATGATAAGTGATGGAATAGAAAATTGTTTAACTGCTGTTGCTAAATTTGATCCATCTAGATCATCTAATCCTTTTGCATACTATACTCAAATAATTTATTTTGCTTTTATTCGCAGAATTCAAAAAGAAAAAAAGCAACAGGCCACCAAATATAGAATGATAGAAAATATTGATATTGATCAGATAATATCCCAAGAGCATGGTAATGAAGAATTTAATAATCAATTTATGGAATATGTAAAAAAACAACTTGATCAAATCGATATAGAAAAACGGGTAATTCAATTCCCGAAAAAGAACAAATTAGCTGAAGAAAATTTGAATAATGCTCTTGATTTAGATGAATAGTTTACTATATAATATGAGTATTGTTATAAGGATATCTTATGTCTAAATTAAAAGTAAGTGAATTATTTTATAGTATTCAAGGTGAGGGGCGTTATATGGGCGTTCCTAGTATATTTTTAAGAACGTTTGGTTGTAATTTCACTTGTGATGGTTTTGGTATGCTTAAGGGGGAAAAATCAAATGAACGAAATATCATTGCCATAAATGCGAATCATTACAAAGATTATAAATCTTTGCCGCTTGTTACTACAGGTTGCGATAGTTATGCTAGTTGGGATGTTCGGTTTAAGCATCTTAGCCCTCTGCTTACTATTGATCGCATTGTTGACGCCATTCTACGTATGCTACCTCGTGGTAGGTGGGCAAGTGAGCATCTTGTTATCACAGGGGGTGAACCGCTTCTTGGCTGGCAAAAATCATACCCTACGCTTTTATCGCACTCGGGCATGGTCGATCTACAAGAACTTACGTTCGAGACCAACGGAACACAAGAACTAATACCTGAATTTTCTGAGTACTTAAAGATACACTGGCGCAAAGGTTGGGATCGTCTTACTTTTAGTATTAGTCCCAAGCTAAGTGTTAGCGGCGAAAAATGGGATGATGCTATTAAACCAGAAATTATTCTTCAGTATGAAGAACATGGTTATGCCTATTTAAAATTCGTTGTAGCCAATGAAATCGATGTTGCTGAAGCAGAAATGGCAGTTGAGTGCTACAGAGATCATGGATTTAAGGGTCCAGTATATTTAATGCCTGTCGGTGGGGTAGAATCGGTATATGCTATGAACAATAAGAATGTAGCATTGATGGCAATGAAAAAAGGATGGCGTTATTCTGATAGGCTTCAGGTGCCATTGTTTAAAAATGAATGGGGAACATAATGAAAATTATAGATAGAGACGATTTTAAAATGTATGTTCTTATAGGTGAATGCAAGGCACCCAACGAATTAAAAATTATTCATTTTATAAGAGAAGAACTTGACAAAGATGAAAATATTATAATTAGAAATACATATGAATTTTTTATGAAAAAAAATGAGATAAAAAAATTAGCGAAAGTATTGAATGACTACAAATAAATTAGTTGAAGAAGCGCCTTATCATCCTGGTTACGAATGTGCAGTATTTAGTGATCCCGTGGGTCGTCCCATGAGTCTAGTGATTCGAGAAAGATTAAAGGAAAGCAATTCTAGATTTTTTGCCAATGACAATATCTCCGAATTTATTGAAAACGAAGATGAAATAGATGCGCTTGTTGAAGAAGTAGCAGAAAAATTTCAAGGTGTTCTTCACTCATTGGTGATTGACACTCACAATGATCACAACACGCAGGATACTGCACGTCGTGTGGCTAAGATGTTTGTGAAAGAAACTTTCAAAGGTCGTTATGCTAGTCCACCCAAGGTAACTGCATTTCCGAATGTAACTGAATACGATGAGTTGTATGTTACTGGCCCAATTACAATTAGGAGTACCTGTGCCCATCATTTTCAAAACATTGTTGGTAAAGCCTATATTGGCGTATTTCCGGGGAAGAATGTTATCGGTCTTAGTAAATTTAATCGTATCACGGATTGGATCGCCTCTCGTCCGCAGATTCAGGAAGAAATGACTGTTCAGATTGCTGATGCTATTGAAAGTGAAACGCAGGCCGATGGTGTTGCTGTATTAGTGCAAGCTGAACATCATTGCATGACTCACAGAGGAGTTAAAGAACATGAGTCGGACATGACTACCTCTGTCATGAGAGGGGCATTTAGAAATGATCCTCATCTTAAACAAGAATTTTTCAGTATTATTCATAAAATGAAATGACAGCTTATCAGTTATTAATAGCAAATACTACTTTTTTAATTTTTATTTTAATAGTCTATAGACATAGCACATTTGCAGCAATAAAAGATTGTTATGCTATGTGGTTTAAAAAAGAGTATTGGACCGATTATAATATAGTGGAATTTTTAAGCTGGGCAGCAAAGGCAATTATTATTATTCCCGGGTTAATATTTGGTATAAGTATTTGGTGGTTATATTTTTTAACTTTATTTACAAGTTTGACTTTAATATGGGCGAGCAATAAAAAGTTGTTGCCGACACTTGTTGGGTTTAATACAATATGGGTTTGGATAAGTAGTATGGTTTTATCTAAAAATTTGTTTTAATATGAAAATCTTTAGTAAAAGAATAGCATTTTGTATTAGTGATCAACATACTATTCCTCATGGAGGCCTCGGGCAATTTGCAAAAAGCTTTGTTGAGACTTTCACTCCAATGGGATTTAAGATAGATATTATTTGTGATAAATCTCCTTCTAATTTGGATTTTAAAAGAAGCCTTATTGAATCTGGTGCTTCGTTTATTTACCCATCAGAGCCTATTACTTATAGTAAACATAGTAAAATCTTTATGTTTGAGGATTCTTACAATTTTGAAAAGATGATTAATTTTAGAGATGCTATGATGCAGGCTCTAAATACTAATTTATACGACACTATCATTTGTAATACTTTAGAATCATTTCCTGCAGTGCATTCTTTAAGTTTGCAGAAATCAATACAAGTTATTTACTATACTCATAATGAAAGTATGGTTTTCCTAGATGATAGAACTTGGAGAAATGAATTTTCTCATTCATTTAATAATTTTTTCAATGTTCTTCTTTCTTGCAGTAATATTCAAGTAGGCACTCAAACAGAAAGAAATAAAATGGAGTTATTAAACAATAGAATACCTGCTTATCTATTACCCATTCCTATGACAGAAAAATCTTTATTGAATAAGCATATCAAATCTCGTGAAGGTGTTCTATGGATCGGTAGATGGGAACCTAGAAAAAATCCTGAAGAATTTATAAGAGTGATACAAGAAACGAAACTACCAGCAAAGGTAATTACCAACACCAATGGTGCCAAAAAATTTGAACAAGCATTAACAGAGATTTGCGCAGATTTTCAAATTAAAATAGGCGTCTACGGTAAGGAAAAAGTTGACTTTCTCACATCTGCCAGAGTAGCATATAATCCTGCAATTAGAGAATCTTTTGGTTTGGCATTTTATGAAACTGCTGGCCATATGCCAACCGTCGTTCTAGAAAATATGAGTTGGATAAAGAATTTTCCGTCTGAATACTATTATTCCACCACTAAAAAAGATGCATCAGAAAAAATCAAAACTTTATATGAAATAATGGTGGATGGAACATATCATTATGAAAAACATATACTTGATAAAATAATTCAAAATAATCAAGAAGGCATACAAAGATGGGTGGATATGTTTGATAATTTTATACCTTCTAAATCTGATAGTGATAGGGCAAGAATAAATCAAGAGCGAACCGTTTGTTACAAAGATTTTATAAAAGGCTTAAACAGAAAAGATTTATCTATAGATGATATCAAATCTGTATTGACAAACAAGCATAAGTATAATACAATTTATACTAATGACAATACTTATCTCTCTAAAGACAAAAACTTTATACCAAACGAAAAGACAAACGAGTCTGCAAGTCTCGAGGATTTATTTGCATGAGTAAAATATTTGAGTATTCTATTTCCGGGCCTGCGTACTTACGCTTAGGAGCTGAACAATGTAATGATCCAGAAACATTGGAAATGATAAAAAGTATGATTTTGAAGACATGTCATAATCAAAATAATCATACACTTTCTTTACTATATAATGGATTTACGGAAAAGAATTTTGGTGAAAAATTACAAAAGTATAGACCCGCCATTAAACAGATTCATGCTGACTCCGGCGGATTGCAAATTATTACTAGGGGATTAAAAAATACTCCAGAGCTGAGAGAAAAGGTTTATACTAACCAGGGCACATATGCGGATATTGGTATGGCTTTCGATGAGATTCCGGTTAAAGCAACTCAAGACGGCAGATCATCTAAGATTGATACGAAGCGTAGATATTTTGATAGAGAAAATTTTGAAGATTATGCTACACAAACTGGCAAAAATGTTAGAGCACAAATAGAGAAATTTGCTGAACTAAAATCTAACTGTAGACCTTTTGTGATTATGCATGGAGCATCTCACGATACATATCAGCATTGGGCAGAAACAATTCTTCGAGAAGTTTCAGAACCATTGCATGATAAGATTGGTGGTGTAGCCATGGGATCAGCGGCCCTAGGCATGGGTCAGTTAGAAGATGTAAAGAGAGCATTTTATGTTACCCTTATGCCTTTCAGTAGACCTTTTCATCTACATGTATTAGGTGTCGGCGCATTACGACGTATGTTGCCTTATCTTTTATTTAGCCAAACAGGATTGTATGATGGAATTGATATCTCATATGATTCTACCACACATTCTATGTCACTTGATAATGGTTTATTCTATTTTTCTCACTATAAGAAGTCGCCAGGATCTGCATATGGAGGTACATCAGTTAAGATGGGGAGAGAATACTCCAACATCTATAGAACAGTTACAGAAGAAATCAATTTAGTATGCGGGACAGAGTATGCCCCTGAAGAATATCATAAATTAATGAACAAACAAGTTACTGCTTATATAGAAGAAGGTGGCAAATTCATTGATATTATGCGAGCAAGACTTGCCTTTATTCTTACCAATATTCACAATTTTACTAAAGATGTTTCAGAACTTACGCAATCAAAAGAACAATTTTTAAAATTTGCAAGAGAAAAAGATTGCGAAAATGAATACGCTACATTATTTGATGTTAAAAATTTAGATGATTTTTTACACTGGGAAAAACACGTAGGTTGTCATATGGATTCAGAATCTGTTGCAGATAAACCACCTTCATCACTAGAGGAATTATTCGCATGATAGTTAAACAAGACGTTCGTCCACGCACTGAAACATTTATAAAAGTGCGAACAGAATTTGAGGGGTATCATAGATATCCTATTGCAAGTCAAATTGATTCCCGTATTGCCTTTCTTGAAAATGAACATAGGCATATGTTTAAGGTTGAGGTCAAGATTTCTGTATCTCACCTTGATAGAGAATTGGAATTCTTTTTAGTTAAATGGGCATTGCAAGATTTTATCAAAGGCGGCGATATGAATCACAAGTCTTGTGAAATGATTGCCATGGATTTATTAAATGGTTTTTTAAGACCTTCATTTGGTGAAAGATATTACGAGATTGTAGTATCAGAAGATGGTGAGTCTGATGGCATTGTTGAATACTTTCCGGGATAATTATGCGTAAATTGTGGTATTGCGGATTAGAGCCGTATGAGGGCAGATACACTTTACAGCTTCAGCGATGGAGCGAGGCGGTATTTAAGCGACGGGGTATTAATTACGAAGTAATTCATGGTGAATTATTAGATACATCTAAGTCTATCGTAACAGGTCAAGTATTAGATGCACATGGTCGCAGTTATTATTCTTTGACACAAATGGCTAAACTTGTAGCGAAGATGAAAGCGGGTGAAGTAACTTGGGAAGACGGAATCTTTTTTGAGGATATGTTTACTCCTGGCATGGAAGCATTGCCCTACATAATGGATCAAACAACTACAGAGTTTAGGCCTCAAATTTGGGTTAGATGTTTAGCGCAGACAATTGATCCTGATGACTTTCTGCACGTATGGGATATGCAAGACTGGATGCGCAATTATGAACATATGATAAATCATTTTGTAACAGGTGTATTAGCATCAAATGAGGAAATGGTTGCTCATATGAAAATTGCAGGCTGGAATGTTCCGATCTATAATATTTCTGGTCTAGCTTTTGGTAAAGAGGAAGTGCAATCCCGAGTGCCTGTTAGAAAAGATTTTTATGATAGGAAAAGGCGTGTTTGCTTTGCTGCAAGATTCGATCAGGAAAAACAACCTGGGTTTTTCATGGATTTAGTCGAGAGAGTAACAGATTATACTAATACTGAATTCTGTGTATTATCCGGTGGACCATTACGTAGTAATGATGATGGGTATTTAGAACGTGCTAGAAATTTAGAAGCTCAAGGTAAATTAAAAATTTATGAGAATCTAAAGAAGAATGAGTATTATGAAATTCTAGCAGATAGCAGAGTTTTATTTAATTGTGCACTGCAGGATTGGGTATCAAATACAGCTTCGGAAGCAGATGCACTGGGAACGAATTGTTTATATCCTGCCTATAGAAGTTTTCCAGAATCTTTTGCTAATGATTCAGAATGTTTATATATTCCTTGGTCAATGGAAGATGCTGAGGCAAAGTTGGTTCATTTACTTAATAATCCAAGAACAAAACTTGGTAAACTGTCAGATTGGACTAATGGCACTATTGATCGTTGTATAGATATTATGAATAATCGGACAAACGAACAATGGTATAGAGGCAATAATAGGTATCGCAATCATGTCCCAGAATCTAAATTCTAAAAATATAGTAGTCACAGGTGCTGCTGGTTATATCGGTGGTATTACTTGTATTGAATTAAAACGTAAAGATTATAACGTCTTTGGAATAGATAGAAGACATACTCCTCATCTTGATAATTACTATGATGAGTTTTATAACGGTGATTTTACTGATTACGAATCTTTTTTACTTATTAAAAGAACAAAGCCTGCAGCTATTATTCATTGTGCCGGTACAAGTTTAGTTGGTCCTAGTTTTGATATACCTGGAATTTATTTTAATAATAATGTCGCTAGAACCAATTTATTACTTAATTTTATTAAAGAAGAAATTCCTAGTACAAAATTTATATTTAGTAGTAGTGCTGCTGTTTATGGCAATTGGTCTAATTATCCATATAGGGAATTCAACGATACTATTCCTGTATCACCGTATGGTGAATCCAAATTAATGGTAGAAAAAATTTTAAACTGGTATAGACAAGCTTATAATTTAAACTATGTTTCATTGAGATATTTTAATGCTTGCGGAGCAGATCAAGAATCTTTACATGGACAAGAACCGGGATCTTCCCATATATTTGCTAAATTGTTTGATTCAGCTTTAAACGATACACCTTTTACTCTAAATGGCGCGAACTATTGTACTAAAGATAATACATGTATAAGAGATTATATTCATGTTTCGGATATAGCAGATGCACATATAAAATGTATAGATAGTGATACATCAGGTATATATAATTTAGGTACATTTAAAAGCACATCTAATCTAGAATGTTTAGATTATGTTGAACAGTGTCTAAATAAAGAAATTGTAGTTAATGTGGTACCTGCAAGAAAAGGTGACCCTGCTATTCTTATAGCAGATCCTAGCAAATTTAGATTAACTACAGGTTGGACAGCATGGAGAACTATGCCAATGGTTGTAAGCCATTTGAAGGAATGGTATCAATCTAATACTTTTAAAAATTATAATAAGCGGTCTTAAGACGCTCATCCCGCTTTATAAATTCTGCGTGTCATCAAACTTACTCAAAGAGGCAAGAGATGGCTTTTATAAATTTACCGCATCCCTACAAATACGTTAGTACAAAAGAATACCATGATGCTTTCCCATGCGCTTATAGACAATGGAGAGCAGATAGTCACTGTAATATGATTCATGGTTATAGTTTTAGTATGAAGTTTTATTTCGGGACAGATAACTTAGATGTTCGTAACTGGGCAGCTGATTATGGTGGTCTCAAAGAACTAAAGAAAATTCTTGAGAATCAATTTGATCACACTTTATTAGTTGCTGAAGATGACCCTGAATTAGAAACATTTAGATTATTACAAGAAAAGAAAATGGCCAAGCTAACTATTCTACCTCGTTTAGGATGTGAAGGTTTGGCTGATATGCTTTATAAGTATGTCAATGGTGTTTATATACCGGATATGTGGGGCCCAGGTGAAGCAGAAAGACTATGGTGTTTTAGAGTTGAAGTCAGAGAAACACAATCTAATATGGCTTACAGAGAAGGCCATAGACACTGGAACGAGGTATTATTATAACAATGCTTAAAGTTTATAAAAATCTTATTTCGCAGAACACCGCAGATTCTATCTATCATTCTTTGATGTCATTCATTATAAATGATAGCCAACATTATTTTGAGTTTAGCAATTCTGCTACAAATAATAAGTCTTGGGGCTACATGAATTTACCTGAAACTTATCTAGAAATAGATAGAATAAAAAGTTTCGTAGAAAAAGATTTTGGTGACGAATATGAATTTACTCACACTTATTCTAGAATATACCCTGCTGGGGGTATTTTAAATCCTCATATAGATAGAGAGGGTCTGGATTTAACATTGACACTTAATGTTCATAGTGATGTAAATAATCCATGGCCAATTCTTTTTTCTAAAAAAACATTTGACACGGTATTAAATGATATACATATATACACTGTCGGTGACTCTGAATCATACGAATTGTTTAAAGAATATACTAAAGATTTTGAAAGTGTAATTTTAAACGAAGGCGATGGTGCTTGCTGTACTAGAGATGTACCTCATTGGAGAGAACCCTTCAATGTAAAATTTGAGGGAGAGCATTATGGGCAAGTATTTTATCACTGGAAACGTAAATGAAAATTTTATTAAGGCAACTCAGTGGAGATAAAATATGAATAATAAAGATCGAATAGAATTTTGAATAAAAAATAACTGATAATAGAAATCACTCAAAAACGCAAGTTATAAATTAAAAACGAAATAAAAAATTAATGGAGACACCTTCTAACTCTGCGATGTGGATGAATAATATCAAAAAATAGCTTTTTATAAATAATCATTGAACACACCGAATATATTTAGGAGTTGTCAATGATAAAAAATAAATACTATATCTGGTATTTTAATCTTATAGAAAAAGCAAAAAAAAGAAATAATTTACAAGAATATGAAACACATCATATAATACCTAGATTTGCAGGTGGTTTAGATGATGATAATAATTTAGTACGTTTATCCTACAGAGAGCATTACATTTGTCATAAGATACTAACTAAATTATACGCGGGGCCTTTAAAGGCAAAAGCATTTTTGTCATTACATAGAATGTGTTTTGCTAAAAAGTATGGTTCACCTTCTAAATTATATGAACAATTTAGAAAAGAATTTATTAAGCATTTAAAAGAATATCATCCTTCTAGATTAAATCCTGAATCTTGGTCTCAAACTTGTAAAATAAATGCTAAAAAACAATGGCAAAATAACGAAGAAAGAAGAAAAAACTTTTCTGATAAAATGAAATCTCTTTGGAAAGAGGGAAAAATTACGCCAGAAATGTCAAGAAAAAATGGTAAACATAATAAGTTTGGTATTTTAAATCACAAAACTATAGAAATAGAATATAAAGGAAAAATATATTATGGTTATAGAGAATTAGAAGAAGCGACAGGAGTAACTGGATATCTATATATAAAATATTACAAACATGGGATAGATCCTGAATCTAGAATAGGTAAGAATGGCCCTGTTCCTAAATAACTTAAGATTATATCTTGAAAGGAGGTCGTATGAAGATTTGTCTTTTAGGCGACACGCATTTTCGGTGTTAGAAATGATTCTAAAACATTTCATAATTATTATAAAAAATTCTACAATCTATTCTTTGAATATGTAGATAACAACGAAATTGAAAATATTATTCAACTGGGTGATTTATTTGATAGAAGAAAATACATAAATTTTTTAACATTATCTGAATCAAAAAAATATTTCTTTGATAAAATTGAGGATAGAAGTATTCGTCTAGTCTCCTTACTCGGTAATCATGATATTTTTTGGAAAGAAAGTTTATCAGTCAATTCACCTGATCTATTACTTGAAAACTATAACTATATTGAAATAGTTAGAAAACCGAGTACCATTAAAATACATAATACAGACATAGATATTATTCCTTGGATTTGTAAGGAAAACGAAGAAGAGGTTTTTGAATTCGTAACTAATTCCAAATCCAAAGTATGTATGGGGCACTTTGAACTATCTGGGTTTGAGATGATGAAAGGAATCCCTAAGTATGATGGCATTGACGGTAAATTCTTAAGCAATTATACTAAGGTTTTTAGTGGGCATTATCATACAGCATCATCAAAGGGTAATATAACTTATCTCGGCACACCTTATGAATTGACGTGGTCTGATTATAAGGATCCAAAAGGGTTTTACGTTTTCGATACAGAGACTAATGAAGTAGAATTTATTAAAAATCCATTTTCTATGTATGAGAAAATTTACTATAATGATGAAGAGCAATTAGAAATAGATTATAATAATTTTGAGGAAAAATTCTTAAAAGTTATTGTTGTCAATAAAACCGATTATTCTAAATTTGATACTTTGATAGACAATCTCTATAAGATAAACCCCGCCGAGATAAAAATTATCGAGGATATGTCTGAATTTGAAAGTTCATCTGTTGATGATAATTTAAATCTAGAAGATACTATGACATTACTATCTGAGTATGTGGATGGCATTGAAACAGATGCAGACAAAGTAAAATTAAAAACTCTACTCAGAGAATTATATGTCGAAGCACATGACTATGAGGAAACATGATTCACTTTAAAACTATTCGCTGGCGTAATTTTTTATCAACAGGAAATCAGTTTACAGAAGTATCATTAAATAAATATCATACCACATTAGTAATAGGTGAGAATGGTGCCGGCAAGAGTACTATTCTTGATGCTATTTGTTTCGGCTTGTTTGGTAAAGCGTTTAGAAATATTAATAAGCCTCAACTTGTAAATTCGATTAATCAAAAAAATTGTACTGTCGAAATTGAATTTAGTATTGGGAAAAAAGAATATAAAATTATACGAGGTATGAGACCAGGCATATTTGAAATATATCAAGATAATATTCTATTGAATCAAGATGCAGCTGTAAAAGATTATCAAAAGTATTTCGAAGATAAGATTTTGAAGCTTAATTTTAAATCTTTTACTCAGATTGTTATACTTGGATCAGCTTCCTTTACTCCTTTCATGCAATTAGCACAGGGAATACGAAGAGAAGTAATAGAGGATATCTTAGATATTCAAATTTTTAGTGTAATGAATACTATATTGAAAACTCGTATAACTGAAATGCGAGATAAAATAAGAGAAATAGATTCCAAAATAGAAATAGGAAAACAAAAAGTTAAGTTGCAACAAGATTATATTAAACAACTAGAAAATGATCTTAAGAAAAGAAATGAAGATATACAATTTAAAATTGATAAAGCCTACGAAGATATCCAACTCCTTGAAGAAGAGAATAACCAAATCACGGGACAATACAACATTCTCTCGAATTCGGTTAAAGATGATAACGAGATCAATACCAGAAGAAATGAGATGGCATCTCTTTACAAATCATTGCAAGCAAGAATTAAAAAAGTTGAAAGTGATATCTTATTCTACGAAGAACATGACTCATGCCCGACTTGTTCTCAAATTATACCTACAGAACTTAAAACTATTACAATCGGCAAACATACTCACAAAAAAGAAGAAATCGGTAATGCAGTTAATACGCTCTACAACAAAATGCAAGAGGTTGAAAATAGAGCTAATGAAATCATTGAAACAAAACAGCAAATCGTTACACTACAAACAAGTATCACAGAAACAAACGCAAAAATTATTGCACAACAAAAATATATAAAAGCGTTACAATCAGAAACTAAAGATGAAGCTGATTCAAAAGACAGTTTGACTAATGCCAAGGGGGCACTCAAAGATATTGCCAAAGAAGTAGTATCAATCTCAGAAAGTAAAAGTAAACTCAAAGAAGACTCGTATTATTTTGACGCCGCTTCCACACTACTCAAAGATACTGGAATAAAGACTAGAATTATAAAACAATACCTGCCAGTTATTAATAAATTAGTAAATAAATACCTAACAGCAATGGACTTTTTTGTTTCATTTGAATTAGATGAAGCATTCAATGAAACAATTAAATCAAGACATAGAGATGACTTTAGTTATGCATCATTCTCTGAAGGGGAAAAACAAAGAATAGATTTGGCATTACTATTCACTTGGAGAACTATTGCCAAGATGAAAAATAGTGCCGCTACCAATCTATTATTATTGGATGAAGTATTTGATTCCAGTCTTGATTCCAACGGTACTGAATTTGTGATGAATTTACTTAATACATTAGGTGAAGATGTAAATGTGTTTGTGATCTCACATAAAGGAGATCAATTGCTAGATAAATTTAAGAATCAAATTCGTTTTGAAAAATATCAAAATTTTTCTAGGATAGTGTAATGTTCATTATTAGAAAAGATCAATTAAAACTTGTAGACCCATCTGATTGTCTGTTAAAAAAGAAACCAGAACCTTATTTGTTTGATAAAGACGGTGACCCCCAATATCTCATAAATGTTTTATTTGATAAAATGCATGAATTTGGAGGTATAGGATTAAGCGCAAATCAAGTAGGTATGGATAAAAGAATGTTTGTTATGGGCGGTGATAAATCTTTAGCTGTTTTTAATCCAGTAATTTTAGAATATCATACGGATACAGAATCTTTTAAAGAAGGGTGTCTAACCTATCCTGGTCTGTTTCTTAATATAACTAGACCTAAATCAATAAAGGTAAAGTTTCAAGATAAATTGGGCAATAATGTATTTGAGGAGTTTATAGGGTTAACAGCTAGAGTTTTCCAGCATGAATATGAACACATGGAAGGAAAGAATTTTACTGAAAATGTTTCCAAATTAAAATTAGATCTAGCCAAAAAAAGATACGATAATCTAAAGAAAAAAATAATAAAAAAACACGCAGTAAAAACTATGATAAATGCGATTAATAATTAGTAAAATAATTTAGAAAAATATTGACATCTGTTACTTTACAATATATAATAAAGTATATTGTAAGGAGTCGTTATGTCCATAAGTAATATTGCCAATCCAAAATCTATCTTAGCTAAGCTTTTGGCTCAAGAAAATCTTTTTGTAGAACATCGCAAGGTTTCGACAGCATCCTTTGATCCAAAAAACAGAATTCTTACTTTGCCTACGTGGAAAGAAATGAATTCTGATCTGTATGACCTACTAGTAGGTCATGAAGTAGGGCATGCTTGGTATACTCCCCCGGTTGGCTGGCACAATGCTATTGAGGAAAAAGGAAAAGGATTTAAATCATTCCTTAATGTTGTTGAAGATGCTCGTATTGAGAAATTTATTAAAAATAAATATCCTGGTCTCCGAGCACCCTTTTATAGAGCATACAAGGGGTTATTTGATACCAATTTCTTTGGCGTGGAAGAAATAGATTTAGATGAACTGCCCTTAATTGATAGATTAAATTTACATTTTAAGATTGGTTCCTTTCTAAATGTTCCTTTTGATTCTAATGAATATTATTTCATAGATAAAATGAAACTGTTAGAAACCTGGGATGATGTATATAATCTAGCTTTAGAATTATATTCTTTTCATAAAGAAAATCCTACAAAAACTGAATTTGATGATTTGTATACTGAAGCCCCATCTCGTTTTAACGAGGAAGGTGATTCTATAGATGATGAATACGAAGATGATTTTGGTACAAAAGCAAGTCTTAGCAACGATGAAGATCCTGAGTCTATTACCGACAGATGCTTTAGAGAAAAAGAATTATCCCTATTGTCGGATGATATGCAACCAAATGTGTATGTAAATTTACCCAAAGCTGTACCATCTAAATTTATAATCAAATACAACGATTTATTTAATCAAATAGATTTCTCGTTGTGGGATAATTATGAATCCCATATAAAAAATACTCCGTATTACGAAGATTGTCAACAAAATGAATTTATTCAAAAAGAATTAAATTTATTGAATAAATCTGTATTAGTACAAGAATACAGAGATAAAAATATGAAGTTTATTATGTATTTAGTTAAGGAATTTGAATTAAAAAGAAATGCTGCTCAATTCATGCGAGCAAGTATTTCTAAAACTGGAGAGCTTGATACAAATAAAGTATGGTCTTACAAGTTAAAAGATGATCTCTTCAAGAGAGTAACAAAGTTACCTAACGGAAAAAATCATGGCATGGTTATGTTTGTGGATTGGTCTGGTTCTATGACAGATAATCTGACTAATACTTTAGAACAAACTCTTGTACTTGCAGATTTTTGTAAAAAAGTAAGTATTCCCTTTGAAGTATTTGCATTTTCGGATACTAATGCTGTTAGAAAAATGATGGTTTCTCTTAAACCAATTACTGAATTTAACGATTTCTCTAAACGAGATAAAGATTTGGGATTGTCTGGTAGACAATTTGCTTTATTGAATATTTTATCAAGTAAAATGACAAAGACAGAATATAGAAATGCACAAATTCGTTTACTGCAGTATGCGAAGTTAATGGATTCCGGTTTTAGGAGATCCGACAATTTATCTTTCGGTGTTAGGTCATTTATCAATCAAGTTAGAAATAGTAGTATTCCCTCAATTTTAAGTTTAGGGGGCACTCCATTAAATGAAACTATTCTAGTAGCTAACTATTATGTGCCAGATTTTAAAAAGTTGAATAAGTTAGATGTTGTAAATACTATTATCTTAACTGACGGAGAAGGAGTTAATACTCCATACTACATTATGGGAGGGAAATTAGTTCATTTTGGAGGATCAAAATCAAATACTTATAATTTGATTATAAAGGATACAGAATCCGGATTAACAACAGTATCTAAACCAAATGAGCCTATTACCGCAGCATTACTAAGAATGCTAAAAATTAGATCGGACACTAATCTTATTGGTTATTATATTTCCAATTATTCTATTAGATCAACTTCAGTTAGACTTGCAAATGAGTATGGACATAATATTGATGCAGATGAAGTTTCAAGACAAGCGAAAAAATTTAAACATTATTGTTTAGAAAATACTGGCTATGACAAATATTTTGTTGTTCAAAATAAAGATATGGAAATAAAGGATTCAACTATTTTAGTAAGCACTGATGCAAGTAAACGAGAATATTTAAAAGCATTTTTATTAAATCAAAAGAATAAAATTTTAAATAGAGTTCTTTTGAATAAATTTGTAGATCAAATTGCTTGAAATAAAATACTAAATACTTTATAATTTATTAAAGGAGCTATATTATGAAAATTACTGATCTTCAAAAGAAACAGATTGTATCTGAACTTAAAAGTATTTTTGGTAAATCTGTATCTCGTAAAACCCTTATTTCACATTTTAAAGATAAAAATCTTGCTATTCCTAATTGGCTAGTAAATGGTATTCAATATCGTTTAGATAGAGGTCTTATAAATCTAGAACATGATAATCTTATGCCTGAACAGAATAATATCGTAGAAACGCAATCCGAAACTATTGCTATGCAAGCACAAGTTGTTCCATTGCGCCAAAAGAAACTACTTACGGAAGTAGGAGATCTTGTCCCGTCAAAAGATGAAACTTATGTTCCTTTTGGTTATTTTAAAGATTTAGAATCCATTATTAAATCTAAAATTTTTTATCCTCAGTTTATTACTGGTCTTACGGGTAACGGAAAGACTACTATGGTAGAACAAGTATGCGCTAAGTTAAAACGAGAATGCATTCGTGTCAATGTTAGTATTGAAACAGATGAGGATGACCTGGTGGGGGGATCAACTCTAATTGATGGCAATGTTACATTTCGTGAGGGCCCTGTAATCACTGCTATGCGAAGAGGAGCTATCTTACTCATTGATGAGATCGATAGAGGCAGCAACAAGCTAATGTGTATTCAAGGTATCCTAGAGGGCAAACCGTACTTTGTAAAGAAAACAGGCGAAGTTATTACTGGTGTACCAGGATTTAATGTTATCGCAACAGCCAATACAAAAGGTAGGGGCACAGATGATGGCAAGTATATTGCAGCACAAATCCTTGATGAAGCTTTTCTTGAGCGTTTCCCCATTACTGTAGAACAAGAGTATCCTTCTTCTATTGTTGAACGTAAAATTATTATAAATAACATGAATGTTATGGAATGCACGGATGAAGATTTTGCAGACAAATTAGTAAATTGGGCTGAAATCATTCGTAAAACATTCTTAGAAGGTGCTATTGATGAAATTATTTCTACTCGACGCCTTGTTCATATTGTAAAAGCATATTCTGTTTTTAAGGATAGGCAGAAAGCTATTAATTTGTGTATTAATCGTTTTGATTTAGATACTAAACTAGCTTTTCTTGATCTTTATCAAAAAATGGATCTGCCTAAAGATCAACAAGTGATCGAGCAATCAACTCCTGAGAACAAAGTTGAGGAAGAAATTCCATTTTAAGGAATTAAATGTTTGTACTAGATAATTTTGTTGTAATGGAATCAATGTATGGTAAATTTATAATCCCAAGACATTATACTCCAGGTCCCCCTACTCCGGATCCAGCATCTACTATGCTTCGTACTGGAAAAACACATATTGAGGACGAGGTGCAAAATATTTTATATCTCGTTTCTCAATTACCAGACAATTCTATAGTTGTAGATGGTGGTGCAAATATGGGATTTTTTACTATCCCTGTTGCCCAAGCTTTGAAGAATAAAGGTGGCAAAATTATTTCTTTTGAACCGCAAAGGCAAATTTATTATGCCCTTTGCGGTTCTTGTGCCTTAAATGAATTAGAAAATGTCTTTGTTCAAAATTTAGGTTTAGGTGAATCACAATCTATTGCTGAAGTATCAGATATTGATTACAGTGATAAAGTTGATTTTGGTATGGTCACTTTATCAGATAATGTCACTAAGAAAGAGCATGCTTTCTTAAGCAACAAAACTGTAAAAGTAATAACTTTAGACTCTATGGAGCTACCTAGTTTAGAATTTTTAAAGTTAGATGTGGAGGGGTATGAATGCCAAGCATTAAGGGGCGGATTAAAAACATTAGAAAAATTTAGACCTATTATATGGATTGAGTATAACATGGCGGGCGAGAATAATATAAAAGAAGTTCTAAAGAGTGTGCAAAAATACAAATTTTTAAAAGTAGATTGGCAGAATATGCTTTGCATACCAGAAGAACTATGCAGTAGGTATAATATTAAATGACCTCTTTAGTTCTTCATACGCATACTGGGCTCGGAGATCATTTAATAACTAATGGTATGACTCATGCATTTGCTGAAAGATATGATAAGGTATACGTGATACATTTAAAAATGTTTACCGAATCTATTCAAGCTTTATACAAGGGCTTTGATAAAATAGAAACAGTAGCTTTTCCAGATAAGGATATTAATTTATATCAAAGAGATAAAATTGCAGAATTAGCCAAAGACACTAACTCAGAATTGATAAGTATCGCCGATCCATTTTTATATTATCCGAAAAGATTAGTATTAAATAAAGATAATGAACCGGTATTTATACATACTGCAATTAATTTTGATAGACAGTTTTATGAACTGGCAGGCATGCATTTTTCAATTAGATATGATATGTGTAAAATACCAAATAGCACTCAAAGATCAAAAGAAATACTCATGGATCTAACTAAAGGACAAGATTTTAGATTAATTCATAATACGAGTAGTCAATCTAGTACTGGGTATCCTGTTAATATAGATATGGATTCACCTTTTACAAACCTGCCTACAATAGAAATTAGACCTGGTATTTCTAATAATATTTTTGATTTTGTGGATTTGATAAAAAATGCAAAGGAAATCCATACGGTAGGCAGTTTTTTTCATAATTTAGTAGATTGTATGACGGATAAAACGTCTGCTAGACTAGTATTTCATAATATTATGATGAAACACGAAACACAAATTAATTGCTTTTGGAATAATAATAGATGGTTGCAGATAGATTATAACAATAAATATTAATTTAATGGATTATTATGAAACGTGCGTTGATTACAGGAATAACCGGGCAGGATGGATCTTATCTTGCCGAACTACTTCTTAATAAAGATTATGAAGTGCATGGTATAGTAAGAAGATCTTCCAGTTTCAATACCAAAAGGCTAGATCACATCTACCATAATAAAAATTTAAAACTTCACTATGGTGATGTGACTGATTCGTTGTCCTTAATAACTCTATTGAAAACACATAACTTTAATGAAATTTATAATCTTGCAGCACAGAGTCATGTAAAAGTTTCTTTTGATACACCAGAGTATACTGGGCAAGTTGATGCTATTGGCACACTTAGAATATTAGAAAGTGCTCGTTTGTTGAATTTACCCTGCAGGATTTATCAAGCATCTACTTCAGAACTTTTTGGATTAGTTCAAGAAGTACCTCAAAAAGAAACAACGCCTTTCTATCCTAGATCTCCATATGGTGTAGCAAAATTATATGCATATTGGATAGTAAAAAATTATAGAGAAGCATATAATATGTTTGTCTGTTCTGGTATTTTATTCAATCATGAGTCGCCCAGAAGAGGTAACACATTTGTTACGCAAAAAATAGTTCAGGGTCTTAAAGCTATAAAAGAGAGCAAAACAGATAGACCAGTTATGATGGGCAATCTCAATGCTATGAGAGATTGGGGGCATGCCAAAGATTATGTTGATGCTATGTGGTTGATGCTGCAGCAAAATAACCCCGAAGATTATGTAATAGCTACTGGCAAAATGTATTCTGTTAGATTTTTTGCGGAATTGGCTGCTTCATATTTTAATATGGAAATAGAATGGCAGGGAGAAGGCCTAGATGAAATTGGAATTGATAAAATATCTGGCAGAACGGTGATTGCTGTAGATAAAAAATATTTTAGACCTGCAGAAGTAGATCAGTTATTAGGTGATGCATCTAAAGCGAGACTATGCCTAGGATGGCAACCTAGATATGATATTTATTCTTTAGTTGAGGATATGTGTATAAATGGATAAAAATAGCAGAATTTATGTAGCAGGTCACAACGGTTTAGTTGGGTCTGCCTTAGTCAGGGCTTTAGCAGTTCAGGGATATAAACATATCATTATGTCTGATAGCAGAGCAACTAATCTAATTAACAGATCAGAAGTTGATCGTTTTTTCAATTGGAATAGACCTGAATATGTTTTTCTTGCTGCAGCAAAGGTAGGAGGAATACTTGATAATAGTATAAAGCCAGCAGAATACATTTATAATAATTTGATGATTCAATGTAATGTGATAGATGCTGCATATAATTATGGGGTCAAAAAATTATTATTTCTTGGCTCATCTTGCATATACCCTAAACTTGCCAATCAACCAATAACAGAAGATCAATTACTATCCAGTTACTTGGAACCCACAAATGAAAGTTATGCTTTGGCAAAAATTGCGGGATTAAAGATGTGTCAAGCATATAATAAACAATATAAAACCAATTTTATATCTTGTATGCCCACTAATTTGTATGGACCAAAAGATAATTTCAATCCTCTTTCTAGCCATGTTGTTCCTGGACTAATTAGTAAATTTTTATCTGATACTGATGAGGTAGTTTGTTTTGGCGATGGTTCACCAAAGCGAGAATTATTGTATATAGATGATATGGCGGATGCTTGTATATTTTTGATGAATAACTATAATGAAAATCAAACTATAAACATTGGTACGGGTGAGGATATTTCAATAAAAGAATTAGCGATTATTATAAAAGAGCTTACTAATTATAATGGTAATATTGTATGGGATACAACTAAACCAAATGGCACTCCTCGTAAGGTTTTAGATGTATCGAGAATTCATAATCTAGGTTGGAAACATAAAACTTCTTTAAGAGAGGGGTTAATGAAAACTATACAGTGGTATAGGGAAAATAAACTATGAGAAAGAAATGGCCCTTGATGGGAGAATCTATTACTTTAGGTGATAGATTAAAAATGGCTTTATTCTGCCTTAGAGCTAAAAGATTTACATATGGAGATAATTTAAAAGCATTTGAGCAAGAATGGAACGAATGGTTGTCACCAAATAACAATTCTATAAATTCTTTATACGTGTCCAGTGGCAGCACTGCTAATTTTTTATTAGTTGCTGCGATAATGGATTTGTTTAATATTAAATCAGGAGATAAAATTTTATTACCTGCATGCACCTGGATGACTAATGTTTCCCCGGCATTGCAGTTAGGATTGACTCCTGTCTTCTGCGATGTTAATCTACAAAATTACAGTTTTGATCTAGATAATGCTAAACAGATAGCAAAAAAACATAAAGATATAAAACTTATTTTCGTAACACATTTGCTAGGATTTTCTGGAGATAATGAAAAGTTATCTGAAATTTTTCCCAATGCTTTAATTATAGATGATGTTTGTGAATCGCATGGATGTATAAGCCCGGATTTAACCAAAAGAGGATCTAATTCGTTAGGGGCCACCTTTAGTTTTTATTTTGGACATCATATGTCTACAGTTGAAGGAGGTATGATAACTACTAACAACTTAGAATTATATGATTTAATGAGAATGAAAAGAAGTCATGGTTTGGCTAGAGAATCTACAAGGTTTGACTATTATAAGAATAAGTATTCTGATATAGATCCTCAGTTTTTGTTTATAACAGATGGTTATAATTTTAGAAACCATGAGATTCCTGCAGTTTTGGGCAGATCGCAATTGAAACGACTGGATAGTATGATTTTAATTCGTAGAAGAAATTATTCTTTATATTGTAAGTTAATAGAACAATTTTCAAATTTGTTTTATTCTCATGCATTTGAAAAAACAAATAGTAGTTTTTGTTTTCCTTTTATTTGTAAAAATGCTGAAATTAGAAATAAACTAAGAATTTTATTAACAGAAAATAATATAGAACACCGACCTATTGTTGCAGGAAATCTTTTATCTCAACCGTTTCTTCAAGGACATAAAATAGAAACCTCTAAAAAGATTGCTAATGCTGAAATTATTCACAGGCAAGGAATATATATAGGAAACAATCATTTTGTCTCTGAACAAGATATGGCATTCTTGGGTGAACTATTTAGTAAAATATGAAAAAACTTAAATTAGGGTTTACTGACACTCATGACCATTTAGCTAGATTTTTTTATTCTATACTTTCCACTCGGTATGTAATAGAAGTAGATAATATTAATCCGGATTATCTAATTTTTGGTGATAATAATTTTGGCAATAACAATCTTAGATATGATAAGAATAAAGTAACTAAGATTTTTTACACTGGTGAAAATCAAAGACCAGAAAATTATGATTGTCATTATGCTATTTCATTTGATCATGTCTATGAGCCATGGCATTATAGATTACCATTATTTGTAATCTATATGTGGGCATGGAAATATATTCATAACATGAATTATGATATGGATTACATTTTACGCGATTTGGATGTAACAGAAAAAACATCATTCTCCTCTTTTGTAGTTTCTAATCCTAATTGTCAAGAAAGAAATGATTTTTTTAAAATGCTAAATGACTATAAAACTGTAGATAGTGGGGGTAGATTATTCAATAATATACAAGTAAAGCTAGATGGAGAACAAAGTAAAATAGACTTTTTATCTTCGCGAAAGTTTAATATTTGCTTTGAACCTTATAAATATCCAGGATATACTACAGAAAAAATAGTACATGCTTTTTATGCTGGAACTATTCCTATTTACTGGGGCAATGAATTGGTGACATCTGATTTTAATAATGATTCTTTTATTAATGTTCATGATTTTGATTCTTTTGATTCTGCCATGGACTACATAATAAAAGTAGATAATGATAAAAAACTTTATAATGAAATAGTGAAGGCCCCAAAATTCATTAACAATATTCCTCCATCTTATTTAATTTTAGATAATTTTTTAAATTGGTTTGATGCTGTGGTATACAATAAAATTTTACAACGATGAAAATACAAACTTTTATATTCAATTGGAATGGACAATATAACAAAACCTTAGACAAGAAAGACCAGCTTAAGGCCATTGGTGTTGATCCCATCATTATTAATAGTGATGAAGCATTTTATCTAGATGATTGGCACAATATTGGCGAAAAAGCTTATTTTACTGCACAGTTTATGAAAGCATTAGAGTTGTTTGACGGAGATGCTTTATTCCATATACAAGGCGATGCAAGTTACGAACGTTGGGCAGATCTTATAGATGATGCGAAAAAATATTATAAAGAATATAATTGGGGTATATACGCTCCTAATATTGATTATACTTGGTATGTAGCATCTAAAACAGATTTAGATATGTTTACTATAGACGAGACTCCCCTTAAAATGGTGGCTACACCTGATTGCACTTGTTGGTTTATACATAAGAATATAATTGATGAGGCAAATAATCGTAAAGTAAACTTTGCGCCATATAAATGGGGTTGGAGCTTTGACTTAGTATATTCTGCTTTATCTCATATGATGAAACGCCCAGTATTAAGAGATTATTCTCATACAGTACAACATCCGCTCGGCACAAACTATGCTAAAGATGAGGCCGAAAAAGAAATGATGGATTTGTATAAGTCTTTACCTAAGGATATACAAGAAGCCTTTTACTATATCAAATCTGATAAAGATAGTCTGGCAAAATACTACGCAGAATGAGAATAGATTACATTACAGCTAATGATAAAATAGGCGAAATCATTTGTAAAGGTGAGCCAGCAAGTATATTAAGATTGGACAATACTGCAGGTTTTATTGTACAGTTAAAACTAAAAAATGAATCTCCCCCATCTGAGCATTTCAACGAATCTACATTAATACAAGGCGGAATTCATCCCCACGATCCTGCCTATTATTGGGACGTAATATTACCCGAAATTATAAAAGTAATGCATCAGGCTGATATATTAGGTATTACAGATGTAACTGATACTTTTAATAATTGTGTGCCCGAAGATCATGTTGTAATAAAGGAATTTAAGAATCAACCAATATTTGGAGGTAATTCTATTTTAGTTATGGATCCTGGCGGATTACTGGGTTACGCTAAAGAATTTTTTGGAATACCCGAAGCTATTAATCCATGGACAGCAAAACTAAAGAATAAAAAAGTTTTAGTTATTTCCACTCATGCTGAATCTATTAAATATCAATATAATAAATTAGATAAAATTTGGGGGAATAAAAGAGAAGTTATAGCGCCATTTGAATTGGCAGGAGTTATTAGAAGCCCTTATCATCCTTTAATGGATAACAGACAATATCCTAATTGTAATCATTGGGGAGATACTGTAAATTATATAATGAAAGAAATTGAAAAATATGATTTTGATGTTCTTTTGGCAGGTGCTTCTACATCCTCGGTATTTTATGCTCAGCATGCAAAAGAATTGGGAAAGATAGGGATACAAACTGGGGGAGTGGTTCAATTAATGTTCGGTATTTTGGGATACAGATGGACAAAGGTTCTCGGGTATAGTCAATGGAACAAAATGTATAATGAACATTGGATTTATCCTTTAGAAATAGATGAAGCCCAAAATAGAAAGAAAAACATGCATTTAGAAACAAATTTTGCTTATTGGTAATATGAAACAAGAAATTATTAATAGTGTATCTAATTTTATTAAAAATAAATTAGAAAACAAAAAATGGGAAGCAGGCAAAGATTTTGTAAACTATGCTGGTCCATTTTTTAATGAAAAAGAATATGAATCCGTCATGGATACTTTATTAGATGGATGGTTAGTAATGGGTAATAAGTGTTTAGAATTTGAGCGTAATTTTCCTAAGCATTTTGGCAAATCCTATGGCATTTTAACTAACTCTGGTTCCAGTTCTAATTTATTAATGTTGTCTTCCCTTACTTCTAAAAGAGGATACAACCTTTCCAAGGGAACTAAAGTATTGGTTCCCGTAGCTGGATTTCCCACTACATTTAATCCTATTATACAAATAGGGTTTGAGCCAGTATTTTTAGATATAGAATTGGATACTCTTAATCTAGATTTAACCAAGACAGAAGATCTAATTAAAAAACATAATATTAAAGTTATTACTTTTGCGCATGTTTTAGGGAACCCTCCCAATATGCGATGGGTAATGGAACTAGTTAAAAGATATGATTTGTTATTACTAGAGGATTGTTGTGATGCTTTAGGAACAACATATGATGGTAACCCTCTCGGATCATTTGGTATTATGGCTACTTGTAGTTTCTATCCTGCTCATCATATAACTATGGGCGAGGGTGGTTATGTTGCTTGTAATACATATGAACAGGAAGTAATACTTAGATCATTTAGAGAATGGGGGAGGGGTTGTTATTGTGTCGGACCTGAAGCAAATAAATTACAATGCGGTACTTGTGGTAAAAGGTTCAGTGAATGGATTCCTAGTCTTAAAGATCAAATCTTTGATCACAAATATGTGTATGATGAGATAGGATACAATTTGAAACCTATTGAAATGCAAGGCGCTATAGGAATAGTGCAACTTACTAAATTAGATGAGATACATTCATTAAGAAAAAGAAATTATAAATTAATGTTTGAAATTTATAGTAAGTATGAAGAATATTTTCATTTGCCTAGAGCCCAAGAAAATAGTGATCCTAGTTGGTTTGCTTTCCCTTTAACTATTAGAAAAGGCGCGCCCTTTAATAGAAATGATATAGTAGATTATTTGGAAACCAATCTAATTCAAACCAGACCATATTTTGCAGGCAATCTATTATTGCAACCTGCATATTCGCATCTAATGAATGCAGAAGATGCTAAGAAAGAATTTCCTATAGCAACCTTTGTTATGCAGAATACTTTCTTTCATGGAACCAGCCCAGTTATAACTCCAGAGCAGATAAATTATATTGGGTATACCGTAGATAATTTTATGAGTTTATTTAAATGAGGATTTTATGAATACTAAAGAAAAATTAATGTTAGATATTTTAAAACGAGGAAAACAAGAATTCGGATTTTGTGCAGTAAAGGCAGAGTTCGAGGCAGAAGGAACCAGAGTCGATGAATTATTACGCTTGGTTGAAATTGCTCGTAGAGCTGATCTCAAGATTGGATTGAAGATCGGCGGGTGCGAAGCCATACGTGATCTTTTAGAAATTAAACAAATAGGTGTTGACTACATAATTGCACCGATGGTAGAAACTCCCTATGCTCTGTGGAAATTTGTTGATGCTAAAAATAGAATTTTTACGAAAGAGGAACAACGGGATATAAAGTTTTTGACTAATCTCGAAACTATTACTGGTTTTAATAATTTGGCGAGTTTAGTAGAACAGGCTTGTATGCAGGATGGCTTGGATGGTTTAGTATTTGGTCGTGTTGATTATGCTATGAGTATGGGTCGTAATGGACGCGAGGATATCAATAATACTGATATTACAAAGGCAGTTATAGAAACTGCAAACGCTTGTAAAGCCGCTAAATTAGAGTTGGTTATGGGAGGGGGAATTAGTAAAGACGCGATTCCTGCAGTAAGACAAGTTCAAAAAGTACATCTTGATCGTTATGAAACTCGAAAAATTATTTTCAATGGGGATGCTATTAAATTAAGTACAGCGGATAAAGCTCTTATTTCGGCTGTAGAGTTTGAATTGTTGTGGTTGAAAAATAAACGAGATTATTACGAGGCAATCTTTACCGAAGACGATAAACGTATTAATATGCTGGAAACAAGATGGAAAAATTTGGTTTGATAACCAATAAAAAAAGAGTATTAGTCACAGGATGCACTCGAGGTATAGGTTATTCCATATGTGAAAAATATAAAGAGATGAATTACTATGTTGTAGGAATAGCAAGACAAGAAAATTATAATTCAAGTTTAGACGAATATTATAATTGTGATCTTTCTGATATGCATGCTGTTTTGAATCTATGTTTAAAATTAAAAAATTTAGATATAGATATCATTATTAATAATGCGGGCATTAATCCCATAAATGATTTTTGTAATATTCCTGTAGAAGAATTCATGAAAGTACAACAAGTTAATTTTTTGTCTCCTTTTTGTATTTTACAGGCTTGTATTCCGCATATGCTAGAAAAAAAATGGGGTAGAATAGTTAACATTGGATCAGTTTGGAGTAAGAAAAGTAAAAAAGGGCGTGCTAGTTATTCTTCAAGTAAATTCGCACTTGATGGGATGACATTATCTATTGCTAATGAATTTGCAGATAAAGATATACTTTGTAATATTGTATCTCCGGGATTTATAGATACTAATATGACTTGGAAAAATTTAGGTATTCAAGGTGTAGAAGAAATTTTACAAACTGTCCCTATTAGAAGATTAGCTAAAATACAAGAAATAAGTGAACTAGTTTATTATCTAGGTAGTGATAAAAATACCTACATTACTGGACAGAATATTTCTATAGACGGAGGATTCACGCGTGCTTGATATTATTGTGAAAAGTTTCTATGGCGATTATAATGTGAACTTTAATAAAAACATAGAAGTTTCAAAATTAGGCTCACATTTTATAGTAGATGAAAAAGTTTGTGAGATATACAAATTGGATTATTTGCCAAATTTAATAAAAATTAATGCCATAGAAAAATCTAAATCTTTTTCAAATATTGAAAAAATTTTAAATAATTTAATAGATTTAAAATTAAAAAAAAACAGTATCCTTGTTGGGATAGGTGGGGGAATAATACAAGACATAACTAGTTTTATTAGTTCTATTTGGATGAGAGGAATACATTGGAATTATATACCAACAACTTTATTATCTCAGGCAGATAGTTGTATAGGTAGTAAAAGTAGTATTAATCTCAATAATGTAAAAAATGTTATTGGAACATTCTTTCCTCCGAAGAATATCTATATATGTAATTATTTTTTAGGTACTTTATCCGATGCCGATATAAAATCTGGTATTGGGGAAATTTTAAAATTATTGATTATAAACGGCGATAACATAGAATATGATGATATAAGGCATAATTTAGATAAATATATTATTAAAGCTTTACTGATAAAAAAACATTTTATAGAAATAGATGAGCATGATAAAGGAATAAGACAATTACTAAATTATGGGCATTGTTTTGGACATGCTTTAGAATCAGCTTGTAATTTTAAATTGCCACATGGAATAGCAGTAAGTATTGGAATGAATATTGCTAATCACATGTCATTACAATTGAAAATGCTTTCTTATGAAAAATATGAAAAAATAAATAAAATTTTAGTTAAAAACTACAATGATTTTTCGGGATTAGTTTTTAACGAAAAAAAATTTATTTACTCGTTAAATAACGATAAAAAGAATTCAATAGATTTTCTGAGATTAATACATCTTACTAATGATGAAGTAGTTAAGACTAATATAGAAAACAATAAAAAAACTCTTGAAAAAATTTTTAATTCATTTTCACAACTTAAATTTAGACTAGAATAATTATGAGAGTATGCGATTATATTGCAAATAAGTTATCCTCTTTAGGAATAACTGAGGTTTATGGACTTGTTGGAGGGAGTACTGCTGGTTTGAACGATGGATTTATAAGTCATTCAAATATTAATTTTATAGGGTTTCATCATGAACAAGGTGCAGGACATGCTGCAGTAGGTGCTGCTAGAACTACTAATAAATTAAGTGTATGTAATGTTACTGCTGGTTGTGGTGTAACTAACGTATTAACTAGCTTACTTAACGCTTTCGATGAAAGTGCTCCAGTATTGTTTTTGAGTGGTAACACGAGTATTAGTAATCAAGCTAAATATATCAATAAGAATAAGAATATAAGACTTAGAAAATATGGTATTCAAGATTTAGATTGTGTGTCCTTAGTAAAAGATTTATGTAAATTTTCCATAGCAATAGAAAATGCAAACGAAGTACCATCTGCATTATTTAAAGCTATATCTATAGCTAACGAAGGTAGACCTGGTCCTGTTTGGATAGATATTCCAGGAAATTTACAAACTGCAATTATAAGTGATTTTGTTTATGATGATAGTATAGATAATCACAAAACTATTAATCGTGAAAAAGAAATAGAAATAAGTTTTGATGAAGTATTGAAATCGAAAAGGCCTTTGGTGGTAGCAGGCAATGGTATTAACCTATCCAATTCTAGATCTCTTTTCAAAGATTTTTTATTAAAATATAAAATTCCATTTGTGACCACATTTTTATCTAGAGATTTAATAGATTATAATAACGATTTAAATTTAGGTATGATAGGCATTAAAGGCAATAGGTCTGCGAATTTTGCAATGCAAAATTCGGATTGTTTGTTAATTCTCGGATGTTCTATGAATGTAACTCATATAGGTTACGATTCTAAAAGTTTTAGTCAGGGAAGTAAAAAAATAATGATAGATATAGATGAAAGTGAATTAAAGAAGGACATATTTGATATAGATTACCCCTTGCAAGTATGTATAAATACATACTTAAGACATGTGAATAGTATACAGGCTGATAGCAATTTCGACGATTGGAATAATAAATGTATTCATTGGAAAAATTTATGGCCAATATATAATGAAACTTTACACAGATCAGATAAGGGAGGAATCAATCTTTATGAAATCGTAGAAAGTATTAACAGAAATATGAAATCAAAAGATTGCTTTATTGTTGATGCTGGCCAGCCTTGTTACATATTATCTACTAATGGAAAATTTAAAGAAAATTGTAGATATATGGCTCAATCAGCCCAAGGCGATATGGGATATGCTTTGCCTGCAAGTGTCGGAGTACATTTTGCGGATAAATCATTGAATGTAGTTATAGTTATAGGTGAAGGTAGTTTTTTTACTAATATGCAAGAACTTGCGGTTATTAAAAAATTTAATATTCCGGTTAAAATTTTTGTAATTAATAATGATGGTTATCTTAGTATTAAACAAACGCAGAATAAATTTTTTGAGGGAAGACAATGGGCAGTTAGTAATTCTACGGGATTATATTTCGCAGATTTGAAAAAAATAGCAGATGCATTTGAATTAAACTATATAAAGATAGAGAATAATAAAGAATTAGATTCCTTGATGCCTATTATTCTTAGAAGCGAGGAGCCTATAATAGTAGAATTTATTTCACAAAAGGAATTAGATGTTTTGCCTGCACAAGCTTTGAAACCGGATGGTTCACAGGGCGCGCTTCATGATATGATACCTTTTCTTTCTGAGGATGTTCTAAAACAAGAAATGATATATGAATATAGTTATACTGGGAAGTAATGGATTTATTGGTAAAAGTTTGGCTAAATATTTTTCTAACTTTAATCTTTATCTTTTAAACAGAAACAATATAGATTTACTAGATTTTTATTCAGTTAATAATTACTTAAAATTTAATAAAATAGATATTGTAATTAATGCTGCGGCCATTATGACTGAGAAAAATCTTTTAAAGGATACTAGAAACAACTTAGGAATTTTTATAAATTTTTATCTTAATAGAAATTATTTTAAAAAATTTATCAATTTGTCTTCTGCTTCCGAATATGATAGAAATAACAATATAGATAAATTTGAAGAAAATAAAATATTTGATGTATTACCTAATGATAGCTATGGTTTCGGTTTAAATATTAATAGTAAATTATCATATGATACTAAAAATTTTTTTAATTTAAGAATTTTTAATTGTTTTGGTAAAAATGAATTGTCTTCTAGAATTTTTCCAAGAATTTTAAATCATGACACTATTACCATATCAAACGATAGATTTTTTGATTATTTTTTTATTAAAGATTTATGTACAGTAATAGAATATTTAATTTTATATGATTGTGTATATAAAGATATTAATGCGGTTTATATGGAGAAAATATTAATAAGTGAAGCAGTCAATTTATTTTGCGAAATACATAAATTAAAAAGGAAAATAGTTATAGATAGTACTAGTAATCTTAACTATACGGGGTGTGGAAAAAAATTAAATAGTTTAAATTTAAATTTGATAGGTTTGAAAGAAGGATTGAAAAGGTATTTTGATGAATAAAGTTGTGTATGTTACGGGATGCCTAGGATTTATAGGGTATCACGTTACTAAAAAATGTTTAGAAAAAGGTTATTATGTCTTTGGTATAGATAAATGCACGTATGCTTCTAATATTAATCTACTTAATGATCTAAAACAATATGGCAATCAATTTAGATTTGAAGTACTAGATATTAATGACATTACTAGATTATATGATTGTGATTATGTAATAAATACTGCCGCAGAAACACATGTAGATAATAGTATAGAGAGCTCAGATGTGTTTCTTAAAAGTAATGTAAACGGTGTCCATAGATTACTTGAATTAATCAAATCTAAACCCAAATCAATACGACCTATTTTATTACACTTTAGTACAGATGAAGTATATGGTGATCTAGAACTAGGATCGCATACCGAAAAGGATTTGCTATTACCGAGCAATCCGTATTCTGCTACTAAGGCTGCTGCAGATATGTTAATTATGGCATGGGCCAGAACTTATCAGATTCCATATATTATAGTTAGGCCAACAAACAATTACGGTATCGGACAGTATGTAGAAAAGTTTATACCAAAGGCAATTAAGAATTTGAGCCTCGGCAAAAAAATAGTGATGCATGATAAAGGATTACCTAAAAGAACTTGGCTTCATGTTTCCGATACGGCAGAAGCTATAATAACTATTATACATAAAAATGTAGTTAATGAAATTTATAATATTTCTGGCAATACAGAAAGACAAAATATAGATGTTGCTCAGAATTTACTTAATATTTTTTATCAAAAACAATCTTATACACTAAATGATAATTTTGATTTTTCCGAAGTAAGACCCGGGCAGGACGTAAGATATTCAATAGATGATAAAAAATTGAAAGAATTGGGATGGGAACCAAAAGCTAATTTTAACGAAGAATTAAAAACAATTGTTCAATGGTATAAAGAGAGATTTATTTGGTAATGAATAAAATATTTTCAACTAGTGTTTATGGCAATAATCCTAGATATATTATCGGCGCACATAGACAATATGAGCTTGCAAAAAAATATTATTCTGATTGGGAATTTAGATTATATGTGGATAATAAATCTAATTATACTGATCTTAAAGATGCTAATATTATAGAAGTACCGGATTCTAGTCATGGTGTTTTCTGGAGATTTCTTCCTCTTTTCGAGAATGAAGAAAATATAACTATAGTTAGAGATGCTGACGGCAGGATTACTCTAAGAGAACAAATGGCGGTAAGTGAATGGATGGATTCTTATAAAATTTTTCACATTTATAGAGACCATGAGGCTCATTATCAATTTCCTATTGTAGCATGCGCATTTGGTCTTAAAGGTAAATTGCCCAATGAATTATTGGAAGTAATGAAGTATTTTATGTTTAATACAAATTACTATACTAATGATCAGGTATATCTTAGAGATTATATCTATCCTTTTATTCAAAATAATGTTATGATACACAGTATGTATCGGGGCTGGTTTGGAGAAACAAGAAATAGATTAAAAAATAGATATTCTTTTTGTGGCAATGGATATGATGAAAACGATATGCCCATATATGCGGCATCTATGGCGGAAATGTCTAACGATCATATGTCTAGATTAACCGAGGCTGATAAATTTGATGAAGGTATTTTGAAATGAAAACGTATTTTATATTACCCATCTTTAATAAAGAAGATCTAATACATGATGTTCTAGAAGGCATTGTCAATAGTGTATCAGGTGAGTATAAAGTAATTACTATCTTAGATGGTTGTATTGATAAAAGCGAATCCATTCTTTTAGAGTTTATAGACAAAAATAATTTAAAGGATAAATTTGATATTCTTTTAATGCATGATGTGCATGAAATAACTTGCCTTAATTATGGACTAACACATATAAAACTATTACGCCCCGAACCCGAAGATATTGTTATTACTGTACAAGATGATGTTGTAATACAAGAAAAAAATTTGGATACTTATCTATTTAGTGTTTGGAATACTATACCTGAGTTGGGATATCTTTCTTTAAGACTAGGTTGTGATATTAATTCAAACAACCAAACCATCTTAGAAAGCAACTTTGTTGAATCTGAATTTGGTCATTGGAAACAAATAGGTAGAACAGATTTTCAAATATTGAATCATTATGATTTCGAAGAAACAGAAGTTGCTATTAGAAGTCCTGCAGTAACAAAATGGAAAAGACACATGGAGATTGGATTTTACGATTCAGCTTTAGCCCCATGTGGTTTTGATTGCCATGATTTTAGTATCAGAATGAAGGAAAATGGATATAAAAATGGCGTATTATCTATATCGTTTAAAAGCGATGTAGATTGGGGATCCATGAGATCTAAACCAATGACAAAAGTTAATTCGATATATGGTAGAGTATATGAAGTAAACAAACAATACTTAGCGAATAAACATAAAAAATATTTTGAGAAAAAGAATGTCTAAGGTAACTATTATTACTGCTACTACCGGCTCTCAATTATTGAAACAAAATCTTCAGTCAGTTATAAATCAGACATATAAAAATGTTCAGCATCTTATAGTTGTCGATGGACAACATCATAAAGAAAATGCATTAAAATACTTGGTAAAACAAGATGTTATAGTTTTGCCATATGCTACAGGTATTCAACAGTATAATGGGCATAGAATATATGGTGGATGCACATATTTTGCTGAGGGAGATTATATTATGTTTCTAGATGAGGACAATTGGCTTGAACCGAATCATGTAGAAAGTCTTATTGAAATATCAGATAAGAATTCTTTTTCATGTTCGTTGAGAAAAATAGTAAGTCAAGAGGGCAGTTATATTTGTAATGATGATTGCGAAAATTTAGGAAATTGGCAATCTGTTCTCGGTGATTATTTTGTTGATGTAAATTGTTTTTTTCTACCAAAACTATTGGCTTTACAACTCTCACCTTTATGGTACAAAAGAGCTAGACATTCTGATGATCAACCTGAGGTGGATAGAGCATTGACTTCTGCTCTAAAAGATAATAATATTAGATGTAATGTTTCAGGCAAATATACTGTTAATTATAGAGTAGGTAATAGAAACGATTCAGTACAAGGTACATTTTTTCTTCGAGGAAATGAATTAATGAAGCAAAAATATGATGGGGTATATCCGTGGCGAAAATAGAATACAAGTATAATGAAAAGTCTTTACTTAAAGAATTGCAAGATTACATCGACGAAACCTATTCACAACATTATTCCCAAGGAAAAATTCAAACTACAGAATTTATAATTGATATGGGTGATGGTATACCACACACCAGAGGAAATATAATTAAGTATGCCCAAAGATATGGCAAAAAAGAAGGAAGAAATAGGAAAGATATACTAAAGGTGTTACACTATGCTTTAATTATGCTGTATGTGCATGATTTAGAAACAAGTAGTAAAGAGGTAATAGAAACAATTTATCATCCTGTATGAGGTTATTATGCAAATAAGTAAAGAAACAATTGAAGTTTTGAAAAATTTTGCAAGTATTAATAGTAATATTCTTATTCGCAAGGGAAAAAATCTTGCTACTATTAGTACGGCAAAAAATATTTTTGCCAAAGCCAATGTAGCTGAAGATTTTCCTATAGAAGTTCCAATATATGATTTAAATTCCTTATTGGCATTATTAACTTTAATGGAAAATCAAAATGTAGAATTTGGGGATAAATCTTTAACTATTTCCAAAGATGGCGGAAAATTTGAATATTTTTATTCTAATGCAGGTGTAATAGTAGCAGCACCAGATAAATCAATTGAATTAGATAATCATTTTCAGTTTAAATTAACGGCTGAGGATGTTCAAATGATTATAAAGGCTGCAGCAATCACATCCGCTCCCACAATTTCAGTAACTTGTAAGCATCAACAAGTAGTACTTACTATTGGTGACAAGAAAAATGATACTGCTAATACTTATAAGAAAACTATTGGACCTGGGCTAGAAGATTTTGAATGTCATATGGCAGTGGAAAATTTTAAGATTATACCTGATGCTTATACTGTAACTATTTCTAAAAAGAAATTTATGCATTTTAAGCATGAAACAAAATCCGTTGAATATTTCATTGCAATGGAACCAGATTCGGTGGTGTAATGTTCACTGAAAATAATGATAATTCTATAATGATAGCTACGCCCATGTATAATGGGCAATGTTATTTTGGCTATGTAAGTAGCCTAATTCAAAATGTTATAGATCTTCGAACTAATAACGTTGGTGCTTATTGGATGTTTATTCCCAATGAAAGCCTTATTACTAGGGGAAGAAATTATGCAGTAAATTATTTTTTGAAATCTGAATGTACTCACTTAATGTTTATAGATTCAGATATTATATTTCCTCCCAATAGTATTAGACAATTGCTTTATGCGGATAAGGATATCATTTGTGCACCTTATCCAAAAAAATTTATTGATTGGGAAAATATTAATAACATTGTAAAACATAACAAAGATAAAGATTTGCCTGATTTACGTAAATTTGGCGCGTCATATGTTATAAATTACATAGATAACAATAATCCTCCTATACCTGACGAAAAAGGTATTGTGGAAGTAGCGCATTCCGGTACAGGATTTATGCTTATTAAAAGAAAAGTATTTGAAGATCTAGAATCAAGTATGGGAAGAGCCCGCGCTTCAAATTTTGGAAGATTTAATGAATGGTATACTGAATTCTTTAAAACAGTTATAGGACATGATGGTGTTTTTTATTCTGAAGATTGGTTTTTTTGTGAGGAATATAGAAAATTGGGAGGCAAGGTGCATTTGATACCAAGTATCAAATTAGATCACATAGGTAATTATATTTATTCTGGGGATATTTTAGCTACCGGTGCTAATGTAACTTAATTATTTTGGGGTTATTATGGAAGTTCGTGAAGATCAATTTTTGTGGGTTGAAAGATATCGTCCTCGTAAATTAACTGATTGTATTTTGCCCGCTGATCAGAAAAAAATTTTTGAGGAAATGATAAGTAAAGGTGAGATTCAAAATATGTTATTGTGTGGTTCAGCTGGTGTAGGCAAAACCACTGTAGCTAGGGCATTATGTGAGGAATTAGAAACAGATTATATAGTAATTAATGGTTCAGAAGAATCTGGAATTGATATTCTTAGAACTAAGATCAAACAGTTTGCATCCACAGTATCATTCAGTGGCAAAACAAAAGTTGTAATTTTAGATGAAGCAGATTATCTAAATCCCAATTCTACTCAACCTGCATTAAGAGCCTTTATAGAGGAGTTCTCGGCTAATTGCAGATTTATTTTTACTTGTAACTTTAAAAATAGAATTATTCCTCCTCTTCATTCTAGATGTACTGTTATTGAATTTAAACTAGCAAAAGATGATAAGCCAAAGCTAGCTGCCAAGTTCTTTAAAAGAGTAAACGAAATTCTAAAACTAGAACAGATTGAATTTGATTCTAAAGTTGTAGCAAAAGTTATCGAGAAGCATTTTCCAGATTATCGTCGTATTTTAAATGAAATACAGCGTTATTCAGTATCTGGAAAAATTGATGAGGGCATTTTAGTTAATATGAGTGAAGCCAATATGGCTGATCTTTTTGCTTCTCTTAAAGACAAAGACTGGAAAAGAATGCGAAATTGGGTTGTAAATAATCTTGATAATGATCCTACAACAGTTATAAGAAAAGTATACGATAATTTAACAGATCAAGTTGTTCAAGTGCCTCAATTAATACTAATATTGGCAGATTATCAATATAAAAGTGCTTTTTGTGCTGATCAAGAAATAAATTTAGTAGCATGTCTTACTGAAATAATGGCATCTGTAGAATTTAAATGAAGCTTCGTGTTGCAGGAATAAATTATAGTATAGAATATGTATCCTCAGAAGATTTAAATGGATTACTTGGTATAGCAGATTTTAATAATCAAAAAATTAAAATTAATAACAATGCTACAGAATCAACACAACATATAGCAATTATTCATGAAATAATTCATATTTTAGATAGATCGTATAATATCAAATTGACTGAGGATCAAGTTATTTATCTTGCACAAGCTATTGTAGCTTTGGTAAACGAAAATCCGGAGTTTAAAATATGATAAAGCCTACAAGAAATAACACATATTCTATACAAGAAAATAAATTATTTGGAGATCCGGTAGTTAAATATGTGGAAGAAAAATATGATACACCCAAAATTTCACCTTTTGATTTTATAAATGCTATTCATCACACTAAAGAAAATTTAATAGTTGATGATTGGTCTGAGAAACAATACAATTCTTTTATTGTAAACAGAGGATTATCGTACGGACAAGATACGATTATACCTGCAAATGAAATGAATTCTAGACCACACTTGGATAAATTACTTCAATTTTCATTTTTAATAAATATTATTGGATCTAAAAAAAGATTCAATAAATGGTTAAAAGCTGATAAAATTGAAGCGATAGATATTGTTCGAGAATACTATGGATATAGCAAAGAAAAAGCTCGTCAAGTACTTCCGCTTCTTAGTGATGAACAAATTGAAACAATAAAAACAAGAATGTATAAAGGTGGCAGAAATGGCGGATGATTTATTTCATATAGATTTCCCTGGATACTCACCATTAGAAGTATCTCTTACACATCCTGACGATTTTTTAAAGGTCAGAGAAACATTAACTAGAATCGGAGTTGCGTCTAGAAAAGATAAGGTGCTGTATCAGTCTTGTCACATACTTCATAAACAGGGCAGATATTTTATAGTTCATTTTAAAGAATTATTTGCATTAGATGGAAAACAAGCAGACCTTACTGATAATGATTTGCAACGTAGAAATACTATTGCCAAATTATTGGTAGATTGGGGATTAATAAAAATTTTAGAACCTAATTTATGTAATGATATAGCTCCTTTATCTCAAATTAAAATAATTGCTTTTAAGGATAAAGATGATTGGGATCTACAAACTAAATACAATATTGGAAAGAAAAAACAATCTCAGATATAAATAATATGTAGTTATAAACTAGCATGCCAGTGAAGGCTAGTAAAATATTCACTGGTGCTAATGCCATATGGGTTAGCATTTTTTAAACTCGCTAAATAGGAGAATTAAATGACATTACTTACTTTAAAAAACGCACCTTTTGATATGATGTTTAAAGACATGGATAAGTTTTTAGTTGGATTTGATGAAACTTATAATCGCATGGCTAAATTTCATGATGATTTGACCAAAAATATTCCTAACTATCCTCCATATAATATTCGTAAGGTTGAAGATAATAGATATGTTATTGAACTGGCGGTCGCTGGTTTCGGAAAATCTGATATTGAGATTTCTATTGAGGATAATAAACTAATTATTTCTGGTAATGCAAAAGAAGATAATGATAATTTCTTATATAAAGGTATTGCTAATAGAGCATTTACTCGTACATTCTTACTTAATGATCATATAGAAATTAATCATGCTGCTATGATAAACGGTATGCTTAAAATTGCTTTAGAAAAAATAATTCCGGAGCATAAGAAGCCTAAAAAAATTGAAGTTAAAGACGGTGATGCTAAAATTAGTAAAAAAACATTTTTAACAGAGGATGAGTAATGCATTCTTTAATTCATATCTTTTTGGATTGGTTAGAGAACAAGTTACATATACCTAACTTTGCTGAAACTTATCTATCACAAAGTATAGATAGGGCTGATTTTAGTCATAGAGAAAAAATACTTCAACAAAAAGGATTACTATGAAATTTTTAAAAATAATTTGGAAATTTCTAGAAGCTATGACTGAAGGACGTAGAATGCGAGTTGATCGTGAAGTTCAAAAATATATTCGCAATATTAGATAATTTTAGTAGCTTTGATACTATTAATCTGGGGAATTGGTTTGTAAAAATTAGTTCCCTGGATAATCAAATCTTGATTCATACTATTAATATAGTAAGCTTAGAATACGAATTGAAAATATTTTTAGATGAAAAAGAGGCATTTAATTATTTGGAGAATTTATGATTAAAGTTGTGAAGCTTGTAACCACTGAAGAAATTGTCGGTGATCTGACTGACAAGGGGGAATTTTATTTAATAGAACAACCCTGTGCTGTAATTATTATTCCATCCCAATCAAGTTTGTCTGAGCATCGTATGGGATTAATGCCTTATGCGGGCTATACTAAAGGGCATCAAATCGAAGTTAAAAAAGATAAAATTGCTTGGGAAGCTGACCCAGCCGAAGAATTATATAATCAATACAATAAGGTATTTGGTTCAGGCATTCAACTTTTTTAGTTTATGAAAAAGAATTTTAATGGTCCTGTAGTTTACTTGGATCCTAAAACATTGTTACCTACATGTAATCCTACAATATGTAAAGATAAAATAAAAAGTTTTTATGAAATAAAGGAAACTAATTATAAATGGGTAGGTGGTCCAGTAAAACATAGATTTTATTATTCTATTTGTTCAGAATGTAATAGAAGAACTATTACTAATTTAGATAAAAAATTGACAGATCAATCTTACAAATCAGGAACTAGAAATCAAGGAATAGATCCTACATTAACTGAGGAAGAACTAAATGTATAAAAGAAAAATTGATAAAAGAACAAGACAAGATGGCAGTAAAACTGCCACAATGAATAAACATACCAAACGATCTTTTAAGAAGTATAGGGGTCAAGGTAAATAATTTATCTTAATTAATGCCGCGGGTTGGTGAAAAGGTATCACAGAGGACTCATAATCCTCAGTTTCTAGTTCGAATCTAGAACCCGCAACCACTTTCAAATTTTGCAGATAGATTCTGCAATATCTTTATTCCCCATAAAAAAATAAGGCGCGTACCAGTTTATTAACCAATACGCGACTAATATATCAATCCAAACTAATTGGTTTAATTGCTGGTTTTCCAATAGGTCGACTTCCAGATGAAGATGGTGAAGAAGAAAAGTTATTATTGGGCATAAAATCATTACTAATATTGGTATCTCGCATTTGGGAATCAGACATTGAAATTGGGGAAGGACCTATGGGTCTTGTGTGTAATCCAATCGATTTGTTCTGCCCATTCATTGCATTGGCTTGGGCTGCTGCTCCAGCCATTGCTGCTTCTTTACCTGAACCTGCTAGCATAATGCCAGACAAAGTACCACATAAAAATGTAGCAACAGGAATAATTAATTCAAAGAATTTTTGATCTATTGGGCTTATAGCATTTAAGGGTTGCGTGACAAACATGATACTATAAAGAACAGTAAAAACAATCCCAATAAGAGTGAGCGCCAAACAGACTCCGATAATGAATTTAAGACGAACCATAAGTTCGTTTTCAGTATACCTTTCTCCAGGTTTAGATCTTGTTTCCGATCTGTGCGCATATTTTTCTTCCTTGTAAGGAGTAGATTTTTTATCTATATTGTTTATTTTGGGAGAGGTAGTTTGAGTATTTTCATTCAAATCAGGATTTTTAAATAAATCTTTTATACTCATCTATTAGTTCCTTTACATTCAGCACAACTATTTTTATTGGGGCTAGAATATGATGCTACACCTTCCTGCCCTTTAAATATATGTTCTGGGCAATCTCTAGATACTTCGCAGTATGGTTTTTTACAATAATCCTTTTCCCAATTATCTGGATTTTGACAAGGATATCTATATCTAGAATCGCAACCAAATAAAATTAACGATATTATAATCATTAGAGTAGATTTAAACATGATATTAAATTTTAAGTAATATTAATCGGATTAATTCTTGGTTTGATTGTTTTAACATCTATTGTCTCCTTGGGTTTATTTATATATTTGTCAAAAATAGCATTGCCTACCCAAGCAGCCATATATCCCATAAAGTACCATTCACTAAATTTATTCTCAAGTATAAGATACACAAATCCCCAGGTACTAACTATCCATGCTCCAAATCTAGAAAATTTTTTCTCATCTATTTTATTATTTACACAGATCAAATCTTTCAAATCAATATTATTTTTACTATCTTTATGCCATATGTATAATAAAAAAATTAAAAAAACAACAACCATTATTAATACAATACTCATAGCTATTTGAGTAGTATTTAAAGACAACCAATTTATCATTTGTTTGCTAATGGATTATCTAGTGCCTTCTTCAATTTTTCATCCATGTCTTTCTCAAGGCGTTTCATTTTAGCATCTATATCTTTGTTGTTTGAAGCTATAGCTTTGCTGTTTTCTGCTGCCATGCGATTCATTTCT